TACTATGGTTTATTGAAGGTAGTGGGGACGAAAGACGCCTCGCAGAACTCACGCATGGAAGTAAAGACGGTAAGGTTACAATCTGGACGCCCAATGCGCTTGCTCCGTATTGGAAACCGAAAGCGCAATATGAAGGTGACTTGGGTCGTGTCTACGGAGTACAATGGCGTCATTGGAAAACACCTATATCACATAAACAAGAAACGTTTAAGGACGACTTCGGCAGTACTTATAACAGGAAGGGCATCTTCCACGTTAAAGAGACGGACCAGCTTAAGAACCTCATTGAAGGGTTAAAGAACGACCCCAATGGTCGCAGACACATTATCAATGCGTGGAATGCAGGTGAACTAGACCAAATGGCATTGCCACCTTGTCATGTTATGAGTCAATTTTATGTCAACAAAAATAAAGAACTTAGTTGCCATATGTATCAAAGATCCGTGGATGTTTATTTAGGCCTCCCCTTCAATATCGCTAGTTATGCGTTGTTAACTCATTTAATTGCTCAGGTATGTGGATATAGTGTGGGCGAATTAATAATATCAACCGGAGACACTCATGTCTATCATAACCATGTTGAGCAGGTTAAGGAACAATTGTCAAGAACAGAATTTCCGTTACCCACGCTGTGGGTAAATCCAGATATTAAAGACATTGATAAATTTACAATGAATGATATCAAGTTAGTTGATTATCAATCACATGGTCAATTGAAAGCACCGATGGCAGTTTAATGTTAAAAGGTAGACCATAGTGATAAATAGATACATGAAATCAATTTATCACTATCATCATATTATACCTAAACATATGGGAGGAACAGATGATCCTTCTAACATTATTAAACTCACTATAACCGAACATGCTGAGGCACATAGAAAATTGTTTGAAGAACATGGCAGTAAGTTTGACTATATTGCTTACATGGCATTGTCAAACCAGATAGGTAAGGAAGAAGCAAATTACTTGAAGATGCTTGGGCCAAAAAATTGGACTAAAGAGGGAATGGAAACATTGCGTGAAAATGCTAAAAAGAGAAAGGGTGATAAGAATCCATTTTATGGAAAAAGCCACTCTGAAGAAACTCGTTCCATCCTCAGAGAGAATCAATTGAACAATAGTTGGATCAAGGGAGTTGACCCTGCTCTATTGTCCTACACGACTTATTATGAGATAATCTATCCAGATGGAACTACAAAACAAGTAGCTGGTTTAAAGATAATCGCAGATGAATTCAATGTCAGCATCGCTAATGTTCACGCAACTATTAAGAGAATGGCTAAGGGCGTGTTGCCAAGTAAAAGTGTATTTAAAAATCATCTTATTAGGAAAATAGATTGATAGACAGATTAAAGCAATCATGGCCGTCTGAGGAAGGTTCATGTACAGTAGAGTATACTGTACACTATATCAACATGGGTGATGTGGAAGATCCTGATTTGATGGTTGCTCAACCTATCTATGAATGGCAACAAACAGAGAAGGGTAAGTATATCATGGAACATTCAGCACCTGAACCAATGTGGGTTCGTGCTATTAATCACATGACATATGGTTACGAGTATAGAATTAAAGCATACTTGACACCAAAACAATTAACATATTATAAGTTGAAATACGAATGAACATTTTAGTAACAGGTGGATTAGGACTAATAGGTCACAACGTTGTTAAACGTTTACAAGACCAGGGACATATTGTGTCTATTATGGACACACGAACAAATTATGGCATCATCCCTCAAGAAGAAATTAACTATTTGATGCACGAGCGTGTTAAGAAGATTGAGATTGATGGATTGTACGAATATGACATTGCATCTAGTGAACTTGTCGATAAAGTATTCAACCTTGAACAGCCTGAGATTGTAATTCACATGGCTAGCTTCCCAAGACAAAAAGTAGTAAACGCTAACCCAGCGTGGGGTAGTCGTGTAATGAGTGAAGGGTTGCTCAACTTGTTAGAAGCAAGTAAGAATTACGATGTTCGCAAATTCATTTACATCAGTAGTTCAATGGTGTATGGAGACTTCACTGACCAAGTTACAGAAGATGCCATCTGTAATCCACAAGGTCAATATGGTATTATGAAATTAGCAGGAGAATGGCTTGTCAAAGATTATACTCGCCGTGACAATTTGGTTCACACTATTATACGCCCCTCTGCTGTATATGGTCCACTTGACGTGGAAGACCGTGTCATCAGCAAGTTCTTACTCACAGCAATGCGAGGAGGAACCCTTAAAGTCAATGGTGCAGGAGAAACTCTCGACTTCACCTACGTTGAAGATGCCGCAGATGGAATTGTCAACGCCGCACTATCAGACAACACAGAAAACAAAACCTACAATATAACAAAGTCACATAGTCGTAGTTTACTAGACGCGGCTAAACTTGCAATTAAGATTGTAGGTAAAGGTGCTATTGAAGTTAAAGACAAAGATGCTGATTTTCCTAGCCGCGGTGCATTGAACATTGATGCCGCACGTAGAGATTTTGGCTACGATCCTAAAGTTGATGTAGAAGAAGGGTTTCAGAAATATTATGAGTGGCTTGCAAATTCCCCATTTTGGTCTGAAAAGACAATTTAAAAATCTTAAAGATGAATTGTTGCAAGCCACAGTTGATTCGTTGAAAGACGGTCAACTAGTTGGTGGACATTTTACTCGGTCATTTGAAGAATGGCTAAAGCACAGAACTAAAACAAAATATGCAATCACGGTACACAGTGGTACACAAGCATTAGAAATTATTGCACGTTGGAAAAAGATTAAGCACAACGAAACAATGGATGGCAATCCTAAAGTTCGTTTGCCTAACTTAACATATCCGGCAACACTAAACGCATTCGTTACTGCGGGCTGGGATATTGAACTCGGTGACACTGACAAGTATGGTATCTTGTCACAAGAAAAACAGCAAGCAGGAATATATGATTGTCTCATGGGCTTTGCCGGTCGTAGACCATGGCCTCACGCCACCTATCAAGAAAGTCACGGAGTCATTGTTGACGGGGCACAGCATTGGTTAGAAGCAGGTGGCAACGTTGGTAGTGGCATGGCAATCAGTTTTGATCCTACTAAGAACTTAAACGCTAGTGGTAATGGTGGCGCCATCGTAACCAATGACCAAAAGTTATATCTTTATGCATCAAGTTATCGAGACAATTGTAAACCTTATTTCCATGATGTTGGCACCAATTCAAAAATGAGCGAATTAGATTGTGCCCACTTGATGGTAAGAATAAAATACATAGACGAGTGGCAAGCAAAGAGAAAGAAAATATCTGAGTATTGGTGTGAACAATTCAAGGATCTGCCGCTTGAATGCTTCAGTGATACTAGATTCCCACACGCACATCAAAAGTTTGTAATGTATCTTCCTGACAGAAACAGTTTGCACACTCATATGATGTTAGACGGTATCGATACTAAAAAGCATTACGAATATGTATTAGGTGATTTGCCTACTGCTACTAAATTTAAAAAACCAGATATGCTAAGTACCAGTGTCATGTTAAGTCGAGGTGTGTTGAGTCTGCCATTATACCCTGAACTAACAGATTTAGAAATAGAATACATATCTGATAAAGTAAATGGATTTTTCAAACAATAAAAGTTTTTGTGTACTTCCTTGGATGCACATTGCCACAGCACCCAATGGTGATGTAAAGCCTTGCTGTATATCCTCAGTTACAGTCAACAAAGACAATGGCAATGCGTTTAATTTAGGTAGAGATTCATTATCTGATATAATAAACTCTAATGGATACAAAGACATTAGAGAAAAAATGATTCAAGGCATCCCTGTTGCAGGGTGTGAACGTTGCTATCAAATAGAAGAAAATACTACTGGTGCTAGCTATAGAAGTCAGTATAATTTAAAGTGGAGTGACGTTCCGTCAATCAGCCAAAAATTAATGGAGGGAACTGAGATTACAGAAACAGTGGAATATTTTGATTTACGTTTCGGTAATATGTGCAATCTCAACTGCAAAAGTTGTAGTCCCGATAATTCAATTCAATATGAAAAAGAATTGATAGAACTAAACGAAAAATCAGCAATATCTTCTTTCATGGAAATAAAACCAGTTATCGATATCAACGGCTGGTATTCTACTAGTCAATTCTTTGATAACATAACATCACAGCTGGACAACATTAAAGAACTATATGTCACTGGTGGAGAACCAACGATAATCGAAAAGAACTATGAAGTGTTAGAATACTTGATTGAACAGGACAAAGCAAAAGACATTACATTGAAGTTGAATTCAAACATGACTAACATGCAAGATAGATTTCTGAATATAATCAATCAATTCAAGCATGTTGTATTTTTTGCAAGCATTGATGGTTTTGGAGTAATTCAGGAATATATTAGATATCCAAGCAAATGGCAACAGATTGATAAAAACTTCAAAAAGTTAATTTCAAACAAAAAGTCAAACATATCAATAAACGTAACGCCCGTTATTCAAAACGTAAACCTTGGGTATATGGTTGATCTATTTGAATATATAGAATCGTTCAATATTGCTGAAAACAAACCAGTCGTTGCAATCTCACCTATAATATTGTATGTCCCCAATCAGTTAGATTTAACATATTTACCACTAGAATATAAGACATACTGTTGGGACAAGATACAACATTGGATTGACACCAAATGCAAATTTCAAGATGTGTGGTTTACATCTAAAATGAAAGAACTAAAAAACAAATGCATGACAGATACTCCCTACGAGCATGAATTGGCTCGTTTTAGAGAATTCACTAACATTTTTGACAAACACAGACAATTTTATTTACGTGATGTAAATCCTGAACTGTTTGACATAGTATATAAATAACAAAAAGCAAATGAATTTGTCAAACAATAAAAGTTTTTGTGTTTTTCCGTGGATCCACATTGCGGCACACACCGACGGAAGCCCTAGAATATGTTGTATGTCTAACCGATTTATCAAAGATGAAAACGGGAACAACTACAACTTGGGTAGTCAGACTATCGACACAATCTTAAATAGTGCTGACTACAAGAGTATACGCAAGGATATGATTGAGGGTAAGCCCATCGATGGTTGTGAGGACTGTTACCGATCTGAGAAGTATAGTAATTCTAGTCACAGAACACGATATAATCAAGAGTGGTTTAACACTGCAAGTTTTAGAGATAAACTAAATCAGTCACTAGAAGATAAAGACATTGACGCTGCCATTGAATTCTTTGACCTACGATTTGGTAATCTTTGCAATCTATCATGTCGTTATTGCTATACAGAAGCCAGTTCATCTTACAATAAAGAGATTAAAAACATAAACGAACAGGCAAAAACTATTATCTTTTCTTCAACAGATAAAGATTATAACACTTGGTATGAGACTGCAATATTCAACAATGAAGTATATAAACAGATACCTAACTTAAAGAAATACTATGCGGCGGGCGGCGAACCTACAATAATAGATAAAAACTACGAGTTCATGGAATACATGGTCAACACTGAGCATAGTAAACATATCGAACTTCAAATAAGCACTAACTTAACAAACACTAAGAAAGACTTCTATTCGCTATTACCCTACTTCAAGAAAGTAACTTTTCTAGCAAGTATTGATGGCGTTGGCCCAATACAAGAATATAATAGATACCCAAGTAACTGGAAACAAATTGATAGTAACTTTAGAAAAGTCGTAGCACTACCCAGCGACAATATATCAATTACAATTAACCCAGTGCTACAGAAAAGCAATCTAGCGTACATTACAGAATTATTCGAATATGCAGAAAGTTTCAACAGAGAATATAAAAGAAACAAAGTAACAGTAGCCCCTATCATTCTGAATCAACCAGACTACTATGATTTTACATATCTTCCATTAGACTACAAAACAGAATGCTTGAATAAAATAGACGAGTGGGTAAAGAATCACTGTAGATACCAGGGTTTTCTGTTTCATTCTAGATTAAAGACAGTGCGAGAAAAATGCAGGGAAAGCGTAGATTACACGGAAAACTTACAGCAGTTTTTTAAATATACTGATATATTCGACAACCACAGAAATCATTACTTAAAAGATGTAAATCCCAATCTTTCTAAATTGCGAGATAAATAAGTGAATGTGGATACTATCAATCATGCCCGACTGGGCATTTCATATATTGTTGATTGCGGGCGTATTGGGAACAATAGCTGGATTCGTATTGGGTATGATCCCTGTTGTAAAACAGTACATCATTCCAATCAGAGTAATCAGTCTTATTGTTTTGTCCCTAGCACTTTACCTCGAGGGTGGCCTAGCAGACAATCAGCAGTGGGAATTAAGAGTCAAAGAACTGGAAGCTAAGGTTGCAGAAGCCGAAGCTATATCAGCTAAAGAAAACGTAAAAATCGTTGAAAAAGTAGTTACACGAACACAGATTGTCCGTCAGCGTGGTAGAGACATAATTGTTGAAGTAGATAGAAACCGTGAAGTATTAGACAAGAACTGCGTGGTTCCGAAAGAATTCGTTACGATACACAATAAAGCCGCGGAGCCGATCAAATGACAAGTAATAGGAATCAAAACCAAATAAGCACAATGATTGTGGTCTTAATCACTGTCTTGTTGATATTAGCAATGTGTTCAGGGTGTTCTACTACAGCTCCTGTAACTGCTAAGTTCCCTGAACCCCCCGGGAAACAAGCAACTATAAAATGCCCCAATTTACAGAAATTAAAGGATGAAGTTAAATTAAGTGACGTGGCAGAAACAGTCACGTTAAACTACACTACATATTATGAGTGTGCTATCAAAAATGACGCATGGATTGAGTGGTATCAGATCCAAAAGAACATTTTTGAAGGTATAGCAAAGTAATTTCCCAGATAAATACATAATAGTCAGGAAATTATTATATGGCACAAGAAATTATTAATATCGGGGCATTACCGAACGACGGGGAAGGTGACCCGTTACGCACCGCATTCTCAAAGATTAACAATAACTTTACCCAGCTGTATAGTACCGGCACATTCACATACGATGCATACACAACAAACGATACAGCATCACAGGTAATTTTCGAGACTCCAGCTAATTTATTCACACAAGCAACCTTTCAAGTTAACTCAAATAACACTGACACAGATGATAGTCAAAACATCACATTAACTGCATCTATTTCAAATGATGGTAGCAGTTTGGCATGGACAGGCCATGGAACTATGTTTATCAATGATCCAGTAACTCAGTATGACATGGATGTTGATAGCGGAAATGTTCGATTGATGGTCAGCCCATTAGTAGACGCAACGCTTTATCACTTTATCTCAGCACAAATTACTTTTGCAAACAACGTACCTGGTTTAATGATTGCTCTTGAGGGAGACTCAGGAAATGTATTAGGTACTGAAAGCGGATTACCTTTAACTACACAATAAAATATGAGAGCAAAAGAATTTATCACTGAAGCGACTGGATCTATACAACCTGCAGTAGAGCGTACATTGCCAGCGGCGTGGGTCGTTGACAAATTAAAAAATAACGATTTTTACACACAATATAGATTTGGTGTTGCTTTAGCCGGAGCAAAAGGTGCTGAACAGCGTCATAAGGATGATGTACCTGAATTTGCTAAAGAAACGCCGTGGGGAGAAAATCTAGTCATTGTATCATATGCTGGTAAAGACCCGTTACAAGGTTATTTGGATGATGCATTGCATGAAATGGGATTGCAATCTAGCGATGCTAAATTATTGACCACCTCTCATAGTCAAGAACCAACTGATACTGAATACACTAGTACATTGAAGCCCTTTAAAGGATACAAAAGAAAATGAGAGCTAGTGAGTTTCTAACTGAGCGCAAGATTGCTAAGCCAACAAAGCGTCAAAGTAATGCTACCGTTGGTATGAACAAGTTCCGTGATCCGGGCGGTTATGACCGTACATATGAACTAAACCGTATCATGATGGCAACTGCATGTGCAGACGGTATCAATCCTATTGACCTCGATGCTGAAACATGGAGTGGACGTTATAATACAGCGCATCCTTATACTGAGATTGAACAGAAAATGCTAAAACAAGCGTACAAAGCCGTTGGTAGCGAAATGCACGACTTGAACGACGGCGATTTGAGAAGTCAAGAATTGCCCGGAACTAACGTACAAAGCACAATCAAGCCATTCAAGGGCTATAAGAAAAAATAAATTCTAGGTGTTCATAGAATAAGTAGTTCTATGATTGACATTAACAACACCCTAGACTTAATTAAATTAAAATTCTATAACGAATGGCTTTACACAGCCCACATCTACGATGAGGGGACAAGCCAGATGCATGACCAGTTAACTAGAGATTTAACTGAAAAATATGTCATGCCATTGAATCTTCCTAAAAATGCTAAAATTTTAGACTTGGGTTGCGGCCCGGGTTATTTTTTAGACTTTATGAAAGAAAAAGGCTATACTGATTTAGTTGGTGTAACATTAAGCCCAGGCGATGTGCAACTATGTGAAAACAAAGGTCATACAATCAAAAAGTATGATTTGAGCTTTATCCCACAAAAAGATGGCTACTATGATGAATCAGTTGATTTTATCTACCTTCGTCATGCACTAGAGCATAGCCCTTACCCAATCTTCAGTTTGATGGAATATAATCGCATACTGAAACAAGGTAGTAAAATGTACATTGAAGTACCTGCACCCGACTGTGAGCGCAAACATGAATACAATCTCAATCATTACAGTATTCTAGGTGAGACACAATTACATGCATTATTGGTTCGCACTGGATTTGATGTTGATGTTTTTGAGAAATTAGAATTTGATATCGCTGGGAAAACTGATGACGGTAAAGAATTTACCGCAAGAGAGCAGTTCTATTGCATGGTCGTGACTAAGCAGAGACCTTTAGATATTAAGTGATATCAGAGTATAAACATCTATGCATAATGTTCCCCGGTGCTGCCGGGGGCAACCATTTATCAAACCTATTAAGTACCTCTGAGATGTTTGAACAGTTGTTTCCTAGTAACAACTACATACAGGACATGACTGAAAAATATGAAAAGGTGTACAAAAAGTTCACTGGCGTCAGAAAAAGCAAAGATAAATTATTTTCTATACACGGTACTAAAGTACACTTCACACAGTTTAATAACTTAGACCATCTATACATTACTGACGAGAAAATTAAGTTAATAAACAATCAAAAGAAAAATATCTTAATGGGCCATGCTCATTCATATAACAAATCTATCCTTGACAATGTTTTTGTGAATCCAGATGATTGTAAGTGGTTGGTAATGAGTGTCCCGTCTATCGATAGTCTTGCAGGAAAAAGAGCAATCAAAGGGGAATTTGGAATATTGTCTCAAACAGACTATATGTTACCCACTGATGTAGGATCATTGAAATTAAAAGAGTCAGATGGATTCACAGTAAACACTGACGATTTTGTAAGTCTTGAGGGTTGGGAATACATCAACCAAGTCCTAGAACAAAATATCGGAATAACACTACCCAAAGAGACAGAATATTTACATGAACTCTGGGTCAAAAACATCATTGAGATAGTAGAATCATAAAATTTGATAAATACTCACTAACTAGAGAGTATTTTTATGGCTACACCAGACCCTACAGAAGTTGCACCGTGGTATTTACGCAACATCAACCAAGCATTAGCATTAGATGAGGCAACCGGCAACGTATACGTGCGTACTGGCTTTGAGGGCAACATTATCATTAGTGGTAACGTTGTTATTCCCGGCAACGTAGATTGTCACATCTCAGAAATTGGAACTTCAGGGAACTTAACAGTTCCATGGATGCCAGTCAGTATTGACGGCAACAGTGCAGTCACAGTAACAAGCGGTAATATTACAGTCGCTCAAGGCACTGATCCATGGAACGTTGCAGGTAACGTAGGCATATCAGGCACAGTAACAACCGTTCCTGATTTATCAGTCGGCGACTTTTTTGGTGAACCATATTCAATTCCTATCACTCCGGTGGTGCAACTAGATGGTCGTTACGGCATTAACACTAAAGACGTTCAGACATATACCGCCGGGGGTGGCAACACTACAACTAGCGGTAGTTGCTATCAAGTATCATCTACATCCACACTAGGTAGTTATGGATTGTTGCGTAGCAAACGTTTTAACACATTTAAACCTGGACAAAGTTTTATCGCCCGTTGGTATGGTAAGTTTAGCACTCCAACAGCAGGTACAAGTCAACGTATGGGACTAAACAACCAAGAAAATGCTTATTGGTTTGGTTATAATAATACTACTTTTGGTTTCCTACATGTACACGGCGGCAGAGCACCAATATACAGAATCACAGTGGCATCATACACTGGAGCACAGAACGTAACTGTAACACTTAACGGTGTTGCTTATGTAATTGCTATTAGTGCAGGCTTAACCACAGGACAAGTAGCGCAACAAATTTCGCAATCAGCATTCGGTGGATTGTGGTTGGCCAATCAACGTGATAACACAGTAGAATTATTGTATACTGCGGTAGGTGCATTAGGTGGCACATTCAGTATCAGTGGCTCTGGTACATTCAGTGGCTCAATCGCACAAGTGCAAGCAGGCGCAGCCGCAACCAATGAATGGTTATATGATGGCACTGATTTTGATTTGCCTGCGTGGTACAATCCAGAACAGTTTAATCAATACGAAATGAAATACAGTTGGGCCGGCGTAAGTTTGTTTATCTTAAATACCACTACCGGTCAATATCAATTAGTATTCCAACATCTACACGCAGAAGATACCCTATTGTTAACTAATCCTGCATTCAAAGTAGGTATTCTAGCATTGAATCAAGGTGGGTCAACTGCTGTAACGGTTACTGTGGCCAGTATGATGTCAGGTCTAGAAGGCATTACCAACCGTAATAATTATACCGCTGGGGTTACTGATACTGCAACGTCATTGTCACAAAATACATTATATCAAATATTATCAATACAAAATCCATACACATTTAACGGAACAATAAACACAAAAGAGTTGTTGCTACAAGATTTGTCAGTGGCAACACAATGTAATGATCCCTGTCAAATTTATGTTTTTGTTGAAACTATAGTTAATCTCGCCACAGGTGTTGACGATTACGTATCACGTGACGGATTGCCGGCAACTGTTAGTTACGAAAATGGCACAATAACACAGAATCAATATTATCCTGTGGCAACCTTTGTTGTGGGCAACACTGGCTCAGTTACACAGTTTGACCTAAGCCAATATCGTGTAGTGGTGCCACCGGGTAGTCAAGCAACTGTTGCTATATTGTCTACTGCGGTGATACAAAAGGCAACGTCTTCTATTGTTTGGTACAACGACTAATTATGTTTGACGCATTTAAACAAGCTAAGTTACAAAACGCATACAAGTCTATGAAGGAGTATCAACCTACTCCTGAAAAAGATATGACGTTAGAAGAACTAAAGCGTTTGAGTGGCAATGGAAAGATTACGGGAGAAACAACGATAACTCCTGATTCTGCACTCGCAACTAGAAAAGCAGAATACATGCGTGAACATAACATACGACCAGGGGACAAAGAATGGTTTAAAGTAATGTTTGCTAAACCACACATTACTGGCGAAAATCCTTTTAGTTGATGTTACCCATATAAATAACTTTATGAGTGGAACACCGTCGTTAGTTAAAACGCCTTATCAGAAAACAAACTTCAAAACAGATAAGGAATTGCAAGACTTTGTAAAGTGTTGCGATCCAAACACGGGTTATCTATATTTCATGGATAACTTCTTTATGATTCAGCACCCCACTAAAGGGTCAATGAACTATCACCCATGGGAATATCAAAAACGATTGATTGAAACATATCACAAATATCGTTACTCAATCAGTTTGATGCCTAGACAATCAGGTAAATCAACATCAGCCGCGGGTTATCTATTATGGTATGCGATGTTTGTACCAGACAGTACGATTCTAATTGCGGCGCACAAGTATACAGGTGCTCAGGAAATTATGCAACGTATTCGTTACGCATACGAAAACTGTCCTGACCATATCAAAGCAGGCGTCACAACATATAACAAGGGTTCGTTAGATTTTGAAAACGGATCTCGTATCGTATCAGCTACTACAACTGAAAACACAGGTCGTGGTATGTCTATTACATTATTATATCTTGACGAATTTGCGTTCGTTCGACCCTCTATTGCGACAGAGTTCTGGACATCTATCACACCGACATTGGCAACTGGTGGTAAGGCGATTATCACAAGTACACCAAACAGTGACGAAGATCAGTTCGCTATGATTTGGAAACAAGCTAATAAGACAGAAGATGAGTTTGGAAACACAACTGAATTAGGTGTGAATGGCTTTAGAGCATATCGTGCGTTCTGGCAAGAACAACCTGGACGTGATGAAAAGTGGGCCGAACAAATGAAGGCTCAGTTGGGTGATGATAGATTCCGCCGAGAGATTGGTTGTGAATTCATTATCGCTGATGAAACGTTGATTGCACCTGCCGTACTAATTGATTTAGAAGGAATCGAACCAATCAATCGTATGGGACAAGTACGCTGGTATAAAAGACCTGAAAGGGGCAATATCTATACAGTAGCGTTAGATCCTAGCATCGGTACAGGCGGAGACCCTGCGGCTATACAGATATTTGAAGCAAACACTACTACACAAGTAGGTGAGTGGAAACATAACAAAACTGATATCCCAACTCAAATCAAATTGATTGCACAAATAAACAAGTACATCACTGAATGCACAACTGAACCCAACAATTTGTATTATTCGATTGAAAACAACAGCATAGGCGAAGCCGCACTAGTATCACTTGCTGAGTATGGCGAAACAAACATTCCTGGAACATTCATCAGTGAGCCGGGGAAAAAGCGTAAGGGTTTCAATACTGGACCCAAAACTAAATTAGCCGCATGCGCTAAGTTCAAAACATTAGTGGAATCTAAAAAGATGACCATATATAGTCGTAGTCTTATCACTGAGTTGAAAGCATTTGTAGCCAGTGCAGGAAGCTATGCGGCTAAAGTAGGGGAAACAGATGACTTGGTTATGGCTGGTTTACTAACAGTAAGAATGATTCAGGAATTGAGTAGTTATCACTTTGACTTGGATAATTATGTCAGGGACCATGATGAATTTGTAGCTCCTCTGCCGTTTTTCGCCGTAATAAGTTGAGAAACGTGATAAATACTTGATGTCAATTAATACCGAAACCCTTAATCGCAGACTTTTCAAAATACTGTCAAAATATAAGCCTACCCCACTAGATGTGGACGGCAATCCGACAGACGTTGAAGATGAAGCAGATGTATTCAAATTTACGTTTAAGAAAGACGGCGAACCTTATGGTACTGTCTACGCAACTGTTGATAACGACCATGCGTTAAACGTATATTACGGTGACGATGTTACCGAAAGCCCCTCATCACCCACTCCAGGTTTAGATTACGATGATACTTGGACTGGCTTGTTACGATTTCTAAAGCAATGGGCGATGCTAAATCAACTTAGCTGGCAACCAGACAACAACAAAGACCACTTAACACAAGACATGGCACGGAGAAAACACATGAAGAAAAAAGAAAGTATTGCAGAAGGTTACTATGCAATGGGTAAAAAGGCAAGCTATAGCGATGCTGTACCCACAGTAAAGATTGTTATAGAGCACACTCGACAAATCGAAGAAGGTGAGCAACGTTATCGCAATGTAAATCGCATTTTCTTAGAAAACGAACAAGGTGAGCGTATTTTAGCACCAACGACACGTCCTGGTGTAGCTCGTGTGTATGCTCGTCACTTAGCAGAAGGTGGGTTACCGCATGATGACAGATGGAATCATATTGTAGGCTTATGTGAAGAATATAACAAGATGGCAGGATTTGTTCGTGCTACACGCAATGGTCAATTCAATGAATCAACACAACGTTTAGTTGCTACAGGAATTGAGCACTATCAAAAACTACGTGAATCATTGAGCAAGATGACTGGTAAGCGTGGTTACAATATGTATTTTGAAAACTGGACTCCAGCATTGATGGAAGACGAAGAAACAGTTGACCTAAGCGAAATGTTTGTAGAAGAAACATTAGATCCACGCATTGAATCAGTAATGCCAATCTTATCTAAGTTACATAAAACTGTTGCTGAAATGAAAGAAGTTGATGCATTAGCTGAATGGGCAGATAGTTTATTAGAAGGTGGAGATGGTGGCGAAGCTAGTGATGAAGGCGCCGAGGGTGATGAACTAGGAGATGAAGCCGCACAAGCAGAAGAAGATTTAACAGAAGAAGAAAGTCTAACAAGCAATAATCCAGGTGGCATCCCTGAAGGCAGTGATGAATTAGACGAAGCAGAACGTCCAGGTCTATGGGCTAACATTCACGCCAAGCGTGAGCGTATCAAGCATGGCTCTGGTGAGCGTATGCGTAAGCCAGGTAGCAAAGGTGCTCCATCAGCACAAGATTTCAAAGATGCGGCTAAAACATCGAACGAAGGTTTAGGTGATGTTGCTAAGAAGATTGGTGGCGCATTAAAGAAAGTAGGTGGCAAGGCTTTAGATACATTAGGTCATGGCAGCGATGAAGATTTATTAAAAGACCTACAAAAACGTGCAGGTGTTCCATCTCATGCACAACACGGCAAACCTTCAATGGCTAAATCAAACGAAGATGTAGATATGGGTCAATATGATGCAGTTAAATCTACACCTAAAGGTAAAGAGGATGACGAAGTATTCAAAAAGTTCCGTGAAAAGGTACGTCAATATGGTGATGAACTAGGACAACGTCAAAAAGAAAAAGAAGTTGACGAAGGTCTTGATGCTGACCAAAAGCGTGTAGGTCAATTAGGCCCTACTGAGAAAGTTAAGAATAACAACATTGGTAAACTAGTTGGTGCTAATGAAAGTTTCATCAACACTGATGTACAAGCGGTTACAACTGAAGATACTTATAACAATGACGTTAAGAGAGCGTTCCCAGGTGGTAAGGCTTCTGGTGTAAAGACCGGTGAGAAGGCTCCCAAAGGAACTTCAACAATGCCAAAAGATAAAGAAACGGCAAAGGGTAAACCTGTAGCAGAAGGACAAGACGACCTCGAAGCTATGCTAAGAATTATCAGAAAGTAATTCTCCCAAAAACCTCACTTAAAAGGTGAGGTTTACCACATCCATGATAAATACTATTGACATTAGTAAGAAGAATTGCTAAACTTCATTCTGATGTTAGATACTAATAGGTAGTATCGACAATTACAAAAAGAGACCATCTCAATTTTATAAGGAAAAATATCATGGCATCATTAGCAGAAATCCGCGCACGTATTCAAGCGCAAGAAAACAAGTCAAACAACAAGGGCTCTAACGCCCAATCAGACAACGCAGTTTATCCCCACTGGAACATGGACGAAGGTACTACAGCAAGTATCCGTTTCTTACCTGATGGCGATAGTAAAAACGAATTCTTCTGGGTTGAAAAGCAAATCATCAAACTACCATTCAACGGTGTCAAGGGTGATCCAACACATAAACAAGTTATTGTACAAGTGCCATGCGTAGAAATGTATGGTGATAGTTGTCCAGTCTTGGCAGAAGTTCGTCCTTGGTACAAAGACGAGAGTTTGAAAGAACTTGCTAATAAGTATTGGAAGAAGCGTTCTTACATCTTCCAAGGTTTTGTTCGTCAAAACCCACTTGGTGATGACAAAGTACCAGCGAACCCAATTCGCAGATTCATCATCAGCCCACAAATCATTCCAATCATTAAAGCTGGTTTGATGGATCCTGAAATCTTAGAACTACCAACTGACTATGTTCGTGGTCTTGACTTTAACGTTAAGAAAACAAGTAAAGGCGGTTATGCTGATTATTCTACAAGTAACTGGTCACGCCGTGAGAGTGCGTTGACTGAAGCAGAAACAGCCGCAATCGAGGCACATGGTTTGTTCAACCTTTCAGAGTTCTTACCAAAGAAACCAACTGAGGCAGAACTACGCATTATCAAAGAAATGTTTGAAGCGTCTGTAGACGGTCAACCATATGATAATGAACGTTGGGGTCAATACTATCGTCCATATGGTCTAGAAGCACCGGCAGGAGCAACAGCGGAAAAACAAACAGCGGCACCGACCGTGGCTGCACCCGCAACAGCACCCGTAGCAGAATCTACACCACCTTGGGAAAGTGACGAACCAGCAGGTACAAGTGAAAAAGTAAGCGTACCAACATCAACACCTTCAAGCGACAAAGCACAAGACATTCTAGCGATGATCCGCGCTCGTCAAAATAAAACAGCTTAATGGTGAGGGGCTTCGGCCCCTTTCTTAGGAGAACACCATGACATTACCAGACGAACGCTACCGCGCATTAAAAGCCGGTAAAAAATTACTAGAGGAGTTGTGTGATCCAGGTCGTACACCTCGTGTTCCCAGTATTATCAGAGACAAAGCAAGACACGCATTGCGCCATTTCCCACAAGACTGGGAAATTGACAACATGGCAGAAAAATGTCCCGAGTTGCTTGATAAGCAACCTTTTAGCATTTATACTGTACAAAACAAATAAAAAGGAGTTACAATGGCAAAACCATTTGACGTTAGCAAATTTAGAAAAGACATTACAAAAAGTATTGAAGGATTATCAATTGGATTTAATGATCCTACTGATTGGATTAGCACAGGCAACTATGCACTTAACTATCTAATCAGCGGTGACTTCAACAAAGGTGTACCACTAGGTAAAGTTACTGTATTCGCAGGTGAATCAGGTTCAGGTAAAAGTTTTATCTGTTCAGGTAACTTAGTACGTCACGCACAACAACAAGGTATCTTTGTTGTATTGATTGACAGTGAAAACGCACTTGACGAAGCATGGCTACATGCATTAGGTGTTGACACTGGCGAAGATAAGTTATTAAAACTTAATATGGCAATGATTGATGACGTTGCGAAAACTATCAGTGAGTTTATGAAGTCATACAAATCATTACCAGAGACAGACAAACCTAAAGTTCTATTCGTTATCGATAGTTTAGGTATGTTGTTGACACCAACTGACGTTAATCAGTTTGAAGCAGGTGACATGAAAGGTGATATGGGTCGTAAGCCTAAAGCACTTACATCACTTGTTCGTAATTGTGTAAACATGTTCGGTAGTCACAATGTAGGTTTAGTTGCTACTAATCACAGTTATGCTTCACAAGATATGTTTGATCCAGATGACAAAATTTCTGGTGGTCAAGGCTTCATCTATGCTAGTTCCATCGTTGTTGCTATGAAGAAATTGAAACTCAAAGAAGATGAAGATGGCAACAAAACAAGTGAAGTTCACGGTATTCGTGCGGCTTGTAAGATTATGAAAACTCGTTATGCTAAACCATTCGAGGGTGTTCAAATTAAGATTCCATATGAAACAGGTATGAACCCATATAGTGGCTTAGTTGATATGCTTGAAAAAGACGAAGCACTTAAAAAAGAAGGCAACAGTTTAGTGTATACAACACAAGACGGTGAAATACTCAAGGCATTCCGTAAAGGCTGGGAAGCTAACAAAGACGGCATGCTAGATAAAGTTATGAGTGAGTATACCAAAACTGGCAAAAGTGTGATAAGTACTGTTACACCGGAGGAGGCGGTAACAGAATGAGTTTAAATTTAGTAAGTGAAGTTTGGGAAGCATTGCGTGAACACATTGACATGGGTTCTCGCGGTGACGCGGCTGATGCAATCGTAAATTTATTGATTGATAATAATTTTGAAATCGATGAAATTAAAGATTCATTCCGCGACAAAGATATTACGACAGCACTAAAAGGTTACGCAGAAGAACATTTTGCTGAGGAAGAATACGAAGAATACGATGAAGAAGAACTAGACGAAGATTGGGATTAAATGTCGAATTGGTACACTAGGATCTCAACAGACTTGTCTGTTCTCCCGGACTTCATTACATTCTATGATTCAGAATTAGTGCAGGCAAAATCAGATGTAAAAATCTATGGCAATGTTGAAAAGAACATTGCCAATTTGCCCGGCGTAACTGAACATCGTTTCAATCAATTACAAGAAATTGAAGCAGTGCTCAACTATCTAAACATTCAATTACGGAAAATTCGCCGAAAACATTTTCAAAAATACCTAGAGGCGTATAATAGAGCATTAACTAGCCGTGATGCTGAAAAATATGTTGATGGTGAAGATGAAGTAGTTGACATGGAAGTGTTGATTAACGAAGTAGCATTATTACGCAATCGCTGGTTAGGGATCATGAAGGGCCTAGAAGCAAAGCAGTGGCAGATGGGTCATATTGTTCGTTTACGCACTGCTGGAATGGAAGATATTACAATTGGCTAACTCACAATCTCCTTGGATAGGTCAAGGAATTCAGACTATCACAAGTATAGCAAATCCCGTAAGTGCAGTAGGTACTGTATCACTTTCTTCAATTGGTAAAACCATTAATAGTTCTTCTAATATAGGTGGACTGGGTTTATTTTCAGCAGACCGAGATACACATGAATATCTTAAAGTGTATGAAGTCGTAGAATCAACTGAGGACATATTAACACTTAGTTGCACATGGCATCGATTACGCAACCGCAACTGTGATAAACAAAGCCCACCAACTATGACACAGATCACTAGTGTAACTGATCGTGTATTGTATAGTCTCATCGAACCTGAAGATAGAGAGTTCGCATCTAAAATCAGGGACTACTATAGCAAAAAACTAATGGTGCAAACATTGCGTGAACAACCAATGAGTAACTTCCGCAAAGATATGAGCGAGTTAGTAAATGGTAATGGATTGCGATTCAAAAAAGACATGCAACCTCTTGCGTACAGACTTCCTGAATTCTATTTCTATGACCAACAAATGGACGAAATGTTCAGACCATTGAAGAAAGAAATTGTTGACAAGAACGAACTTTTTGTTAGCAGACGAGGTACTGAAAAACTCACACCATTGCGTTCAAGTAGCATCAGTCCTAAAAACAAACAGGCTCAAACTGAATACTGGTTCAAGGACAAAAATGACTATGCGTATCGGGTCAAAGTTTTGAACAATAATTCATTGAGACCAATGTGGGAGAGTATTTTTAGTCTAGGAAAAGAATTAACTATTAGCGGTTCCACTAGAGTTACACCTAGAGATAGTGTGCAGTTTTACGACATATACGATTGGAAAGTTGACATGAAATCGGTACTCTGATATACTGTAACTACAGTAGATAGAAGGAGTGAAAAATGGAAGTCAAACTAAATGGTGTTTTCAAGGTCACTATCACTGAATACGAACGTGGTTGGGGTCAACGTGTTGACGATAACGACACTAAGTATTTCACTACCCGAGAGGAAGCCGAAAAGTACGCGGCTCGTTGGGAAGAAGGTGGCACACCCGATTATTTCTGGCGTGCTAGAATCGAAAAAGTGTAACTAAAGTATTCATTTTTAGCCCCGAAAGGGGCTTCTCCAAATGTTGACAAATAATCAGTTTGGGCATACAATATGTGCATTGATTGATTAAAGGAGTTCTAAATGTCACAAGCTACTAAAACCCACTACGCAATGTTTTCGGATTTCGGCAATGAGGCAGTTGATGAAATTGTCCGTAATGCAAAAGTACTCAAAATGGATTGGGCTCAAGTTGAGAACGAATTGTTTAATTTGACTGTAAAATTTCCTTCTATCTGTGAGGAAGCTACTGACACCGAAGTCCGTGAAGCTGTTTATATTGCACTTTTCGGTTTACAATAAATCCAAAATCGTTTATAATACTTGTATTGAATCAACAAAAGGAAAGAAATGATTATTAACTCAGCACCACAGAACGAGGCAATCGTATCCAATGTCGGTGAAATCGGTGAGTTTCGTATTCGCAATAGTGCCAAAGCATTCAACATCCTCAGTTCAGGTTTGTATGCTAACAAAATTCGTGCTATCATTCGTGAACTATCGTGTAACGCAGTTGATAGCCATGTAGCCGCAGGTAAATCTGACACACCCTTTGACGTTCATTTGCCTAACGCACTTGAGCCCCATTTCTCTATTCGTGACTATGGAACAGGACTTAACCATGAACAAGTTAAAAACATTTACACTACATATTTTGAAAGTACTAAAACAAACTCCAATGAATTTATTGGTGCTCTTGGTTTGGGCAGTAAGTCTCCCTTTAGTTACACTGATAACTTTACGGTTACCGCGGTTCAAGGTAACAAGAAAGGTGTCTACACAGCCTTCATCAACGAACAAGGAGTCCCATCCATCGCACTGATGATGGAGGAAGAAACCACTGACCCCAACGGTGTCGAGGTTCGATTTGCAGTAAATGACCGTTACGACTTTTCAAAGTTCCGTGACGAGGCTCGTCATGTTTACAAGTATTTCAAATTGCAACCAGTGGTGTCTGGTGCTGACAATTTTGCTGTACCTGTCGTAGAATACGAAACTGAAAACATTATCCCCGGCGTTCATAATCGCAAAGATGGTAGTACTTCTATTGCTATCATGGGTAACATTGCGTATCCAATTCAAATTCCTGAAGCTGACAAAACAATCGGTGAATTGCGTCAACTTTTGAATTGCAGTTTGGTTATGGAATTCAACATCGGTGAACTTGACTTCCAAGCTAGCCGTGAAGGTCTGTCATATATTCCTCAAACAATCGAGGCTATCAAACGTAAGTTGGAAGCATTGAATGCACAATTGGCAGTTCACGTTGCTGAGGAAGCTGACAAGATTACAAACACTTGGGAAAAGGCACTGTATCTTACTAAGAAGGCAAGTAACTACTTGTGGCAGAATGCTGTCAACAAATATGTTGTTGACACTAAATTCGAATATGTGACTGGCTCAAATTCTTGGCATCGTACTCACTCATTCAAGTTGGAAGTTGCAGAGTTGCGTAGCAAATACAACATTGACTTGCGTGGTTTCACTAAGAGCCGCGGATACAATGTTTGCTCTAACTTGAAGTCGCAGGGCAATTACGAAAGTGCAAATGGTCAAACTGTGATGAAACAAATGTGGTCTATCAGTATTGCACGTGAAACTCGTTTCGTGATTAATGATACTAAGATTGGTGCTACTGAGCGTTCCAAGTATCACATGAAAGAATCATCTTACATGAAGGATAACAACCTCAGTAATATTCATGTTTATGTGATTGAAGCGGCTGACAAGACTAAGCCAGTTGACATTGCAGGTTTCAAGAAATTGATCGCTAACCCTCCAGAGGATCAGTTCAGTAACGTTTCTTCTTTCTTGGAAAAAGAACGTAGTTCTACGATGGGTAAGAACGTTACGATTATGAACTTGGAAGAACGTGGTGGCAGTGGATGGCGGCGTAGCGACAATGACATGGTGTGGCGTGATGCTGGTAAGGCTGATAGTTTTGATGCTAATACCACTCACTACTACATTCCACTGTCAGGATATGTTGCGTTGAACAAATGCAGTGACGTTAAGAATTTGGCTAAGTATTTGCAAAAATCTAATGTATACAGTGGTACAATTTACGGTGTTCGTAAAACTGACATTGAATATATTAAGAAGCAAAAGAATTGGGTTGAATTGGACAACTACATTGTCGAGCAACTTGCTAAAATGGACAAGTCTAACATCATGGGTTTGGTCAAACAACAACTTGACATTGAGGACTTAATCAAGTACAATAGCATTGATATTGAGACAGCTAGCCCGTTTCATAAACTGGTTAATTTGTTCAAAGATGTTAAAGCTGTTGACAGTCAAACCCAAATTGCAACTCAGTGGTTGTGTAAAATGTATGATGTGAAAACAAATACTAGCCCACAAGTATTGATTGATAAGTACACACAGGAAGTCAACGAAGTGAAAAATCGTTACCCACTGTTAAAGAATTTGTCAAGCTATAACATTGACAAAAAAGCGGTAGCAGAGTATATTAATTTGATCGACCAATCTAAAGGAGTTTAAGATGAGCTTTCCATTCATCATTCAAGGTAACAATGTTACCGTAGTTATCGGCAACAAGCCACACACAATTTCTAAGACACACATTACCTATCAAAAGGTTGTTGATGCTATCAAAGCAGGTGACTGGGAAACTGTGCAAAATGTGATTGAGCCAAAGAAAGTTGTATTGGACTACGGCCAAGGTCGAGTGTCCGTTAAGGGTGAAACTCTCTACTGGGACAACGAGGAGTTCAATGGTGCGTTGGCTGTTCGCATGATTACAATGTTGCAAGAAGGCTTCACTATTGATCCTCTTGTCAAGTTTATGGAAAACTTGATGGATAACCCAAGTAACCGTAGTGTTACTGAGTTGTATGCTTTCTTGGAAAAGAACAACTTGCCAATCACTCCTGATGGTCACTTCCTCGCATACAAGCGTGTGCGTGATGACTACAAAGATTGTCATTCAGGTACTATGGATAACAGTCCTGGTAAGATTGTTGAAATGCCTCGCAACAAGGTTGACGATAACCAAAACAATACTTGTAGTTATGGCTTGCACTTCTGTAGTGAAAGCTACTTGAAGCATTTCGGTGGTGCTCGTACAGTGATTGTGAAAATCAACCCGGCTGATGTTGTGTCTATTCCAACAGACTACGATAACAGCAAAGGTCGTGCATGTCGCTATGAAGTAATTGGTGAAGTTGGTGTTAACCCTGATGACCAAGCTGAATTCGACAAGCCGGTTCAGGCTAACGCTAACAACAACACTTATGTTGCACCGAAGCCAACAGGTCCTAAAGTAAGCAGTAAAGACTTTTATCGCGGTTATTCTGATGGATACTATGGTCGTCCTTTTAACTCAGCAGGTGAATTGAAGAACTACCCAGCTGGTTACGCTGAAGGTCAGAATGATGAACGTAATAATATCGCAGAGCGTTTTGTTTACAAAGCACCTGAATATCATACTGCATCATTTGATACATCGTGGCCTATTCCAAAACAATATTAAAAAAGGGCACTTCGGTGCTCTTTTTTAATTGACAACTAAACCAGTTAAACATACAATCTCTACTCTAAATCAAACTTCTATTTGAAAGAACATATGGCATACTTTTTGAAATCAGGTAATACATATCGTGTTACTAAAAAAGAATCATTGGATATCACTGAACATCTTCCTGCAGGTAATTACATTATTCAGAAAGATGAAATGACAGGGCAGTTGTATCTTGAACAAATTGACAGTTTTCAAGCAATCAGTAAAGTGTATGGTGATTGTTTGAAGAACACCGATCGTATTGTGAGTACATTCATGGCTCGCCCATCAACTACAGGGGTAATGCTAACTGGTGAAAAGGGTTCAGGTAAGACATTGCTTACTAAGAACGTTTGCATGAAGTTGGCAACAATGGATATCCCAACAATCGTTATCAACGCTCCTTGGTGTGGTGACAAGTTCAACAACTTTATTCAATCTATTGACCAGCCTTGCGCTATCTTGTTTGATGAATTTGAAAAGACTTATGACCGTGAAGAACAAGAATCAATTTTGACATTGCTTGATGGTGTGTTCCCAACTAAGAAACTTTTCTTGTTGACTTGTAATGACAAGTGGCGTATTGACAGCCACATGCGTAATCGTCCAGGTCGTATTTATTACATGCTTGACTTCAAAGGTTTGGATGCAGAGTTCATTCGTGAATACTGTAACGACAATTTGAACAACAAGACTTATATTGACAGCATTGTTAACGTGGGTTCATTGTTTGCCGAATTCAACTTTGATATGTTGAAGGCACTTGTTGAAGAAATGAATCGCTACAACGAATCTCCGCAAGAAGCATTGTCAATGTTGAACGCTAAGCCAGAATTTGATTCTGGTACAGAGTACACCATGACTATCATTCACAACGGTAAGGAAATTGTTGAGAAGCGCCGTGATACTTTTGAGGGCAATCCTTTGCAACCAAAAGGCATCGAAGTGTCCTTCGATCCTGATCCAGAAGATGACGAATGTGATTGGGAATACAAAATTTTCAATCCTAACGCATTGATTAAAGTTGATGCAAACAAGGGTGAATTTGTATTCGAGGACAACGGTACTCGTTTGACATTGACCCGTGTCAAACGTCAACAATACCGCTACTACGATGCTTTTTAAGCAAAAGTAGTACTAAAAAAGTAGTACTTTTGTACTACTTTTTTTATGGCTAAAAAGGTTGACAATAAATGGTTTTGGGCATATACTACGTGTATTGATTGATTAAAGGAGTTGACATGACCGAGTTTGAATCAAAATGCTATGGTATCACAGAACAAGCTATCCGTGAGCAGTACATGGAAAGTATTACCGCAAAATTGTCAGGTCTTGAAATGGTTGTGATGAGCGTCCTTTCCGATGCTCAGGAACTCTTGGTTATGGATCGTAATGACGACAGCCGCAAAATGATGAACATTGCCAAGTTCATCCTGTCTGAAATGATGGATGCAAAACGGGCTTGACAATAAACCCAAAATCACATATAATATATCTTTACACACGAAAGGTTCACATGACTAGCACAGTTCGCATCACTTCAGGTTCTTATCGCAACACCCCCGTTGACAATCAAGTTTTTACCCTTGTCAAGGGTTACCAACTAGGTGCTAAGGGTGGTTTCGTTACTGTAAAGAATGATGGTCAATTCCCTGGTCGTAGTGATGAATTGCGTATTAACGTTGACAATCAACAGTGTTTGCAATTTATTTCAGGTGACACGCCTATCGTATCTGAGGTTGCTGAAACTGAAACTGAGCAGGAAGCGATGGATCGCATTGGTGCTCGATTTGATGTGCTTGATGAAATGTCAAAAGCCTGTATCGCAGGTGACATTCGTGCTATGATTGTTTCAGGCCCCCCAGGTGTCGGCAAGTCACACGGCGTGACTATGCAAATGGAAAAAGCAAGTATGTTTGACAAAATCTCAGGCAAGCGCCCACGCTTTGAGATTGTCAAAGGTGCTATGTCAGGCATCGGCTTGTTTGCTACACTGTACAAATACAGTGATGCTAAGAATGTGTTGGTGTTTGATGATTGTGATGTGTGGGAAGACCAAGACGCATTGAATGTGTTGAAGGGTGCGTTGGATTCAGGCAAGACACGCCGCATCAGTTGGAACAAAGACTCACGCATTTTGCGTGAAGAAGGTGTGCCTAACACTTTCAATTTCAACGGCAGTGTTATCTTCATCACTAACTTAAACTTTAGTGACCGTCGTAGCAACAAAATCAAAGCACACTTGGATGCGCTACAATCTCGTTGTCACTATCTTGACCTCACTATCAATAGTGAGCGTGACAAAATGTTGCGTATCAAACAAGTTCACCGTGATGCTGATGGTGGTTTGTTTGCAGACTACGATTTTACTACTGAACAAGCAGACGAGATTATCAGTTACATGTGGGACAATCATTCTAAACTGCGTGAAGTGTCATTGCGTATGGCATTGAAAGTTGCTGACTTAGTTAAGATTAGTCCCACTAACTGGAAGAATCTTGCTAAAGCTACTTGCATGAAAGAGTAATATGAAATATCGCTGGTACTATTTGAAACAGTTTTGTTACTATCAAAAAGTATCAGCGATATATATTTGGCGTATGATTAAAGGAAAACAATGATGGAACATTTTAAACTAGTATACGACTTTCAAGCATGGGAACGTAATCTTAATGGATTAGGCTACAAAGTGTCCGCAATTCATACTGGCTTCTACATTCACAACAGTAAAGGCACGATTGTTGCCGATGTTCAAACTGTCGATGGCTTGCGAGGATTCGTGCAAGGCATTGAGTATGCTAATTCACTGAAGGACGAGAAATGAATTTTATAGTCTGGCTACTCAAACGCATGAAGCGAACCATCTTCGGTGATGAGTGGGGCTGGCTGTATAAGTATCGGGAATTCATTCAAGCGGAAATGCCACTAGCTATCCTTCTTACTCTCCTTGTGGGGCTTCTCTGGATAATAGCAACGGGCGTAGTCTTTGCTTATTTTATTGAGGATAGAGACATGCTACACACAGTGATGAAGTGCGTGATTGCTTGTCCTCCCTTATTCTTTGTCTACAATTGGTTCTATACATTGTATGAGATTTATCATGCCGAGCGTATGGAAATGTGGGAAGAATTGAAACGATGAACGAAAAAGAGAACACATTCAGACTCCTAAAAGAAGAGGTTCCTCTTGTGAAAAGTTTTTGGTGTCGATTCGGTATTCATAATTGGACAATGTACGGTGAACCTCAACAAGGTGTACATGAGAATGTGTTCCTTTCAACTAAACGCAAAGCATTGTATCAATATCGACATTGTGGAAACTGTAATAAGATTAATAGAGGTGTGACAGTATTGGGTTCTATCTATCATTAATGATAAATAGATTATAAAGGATTTATACTATGAGCATGAAAGATTTACTTAATATTATGGACGGGATAAAGCCAGTTATCTCTGAAAGCGCCGGAGTTCCAATGAATAACATTCCTGTAAAGTTTGTTAATTCGGGCTGGGGTGACAGTCAAGGTAAAGTTCAGCAAGTTAACGGTGAGTTGACCGCTGACGCAAACGGGGCTCCAATGTTAAAAATTCAAGCACAAGGCGGCACTGTATTCGCACAGTTTAAGAACGGCGAATGGGTCGCTGATATGGATTGATTCTAATAGATTTAAAAATCGGGGACTTCGGTCCCCTTTTTGCCTTTATCTGTTGAAAATCGATACATATATGTGTACAATATCAAGATGGCAGATTTAACAAAGGCAGAACACATTGCTTATTTTATGATAAGCAAGATTAAACTTAGTAGATATGATGAAAAGTTTATCGAAAGCATCCAGCACCTAGATCGTGTCACTACCAATCAAGTTGAATTATTTTATAAAATACTTTATAAGTATCGTAGGCAGTTCAATAAGTTTGACCTTGATGTAGATAAATTATTATACCTACCATGGACTGCAACTATAATTGAAAGCAAGCCTGAATACACAAGTGGACATGTTGAAATTGTAAACGGGGACATTGTGTTCAAGTGTCCATACAATCGCAACTTTGTGTCTGAGTTCAGGAAGCAAGAAAATAACATATTTGTGTGGGATAAAGAAAATAGGTATTATGTTGCTAAGTATGGTTCTTATCAACTTAAAATTCTACTACCACTAGCACAAAAACATTTTCCTGTAGTAAACTACTGCCCTGTAACCACAGCATTAGTAGAAAATTTATATCCATACACTGATGTAAAATATTGGAGTCCTACTCTAATCAAGCGTAATGGCAATTTGTTTGTTGTTGCGACAAATGAATCATTAAATAATGCGATAAGTAACATAGAATTAAATACTGATATAAAAACATTAGCAACACTAGTGTCTTACGGAATCAGCATCAGTGATGATGCAATTGATTTACAAAATAAAGAACAGGTGTTTGCATCTACCTTTGAAACTAAGGTAGAAATAACAGATGCACTAACCATAGTTCCATTACTCAAGCAAATGGGTTTTGATTATGCTTATTTTTCGACTGCAACATTTATTGGTAACACAGTGAAGGCAGATTTGAGAAAAGCACTAGAGCTAGCAGGCATTAAAACAGGTGAGACAGATTCGTATGGTCGAATCCCTAAAGGATTTAAAGAAAGTATAAAACCTGTTAGTATTAAATTTAGAAGCACCGACGATTCGTTCGCACCACATAAAATTGGAAAGATAGTCCAGTTTGTGAATTCTCAACCCATAGATGTTAAATGAAACAATGTAAACTAATAATTAAAGATGAAGTCAATGTAAAGCTAGAAGGACTTGAACTAGGCGACAGAAAAGCATTGATGAAGATGTTTGAGTATGAGAAGCCCGGTGCTAGATATTTACCAAGTGTCCGATTAGGTCGTTGGAATGGCAAAGTCAGTTACTTTAGTCTCGGTGGTAGTACGTTTGTAAATCTACTGCCCGAGATTCTTCCATTACTAGACCAAGCTGGGTATGATATTGAACTAGAAGATGGTCGTCAGTACCAGACTACATTCAATTTCAAACCAGTAACAGAGGACACCTTTTCCGCATATACCTGGCCGAAAGGTCACCCCAAACAAGGTGAAGCTATTAAGTTACGTGACTATCAGATTGAAGTCATTAATAACTTTTTAGCGAACCCACAATCAATTCAAGAAGTTGCTACTGGTGCAGGTAAAACAATTACAACAGCCGCACTCAGTTATTCAATACAAGACTATGGGCGCAGTATTGTAATTGTACCCAACAAAAGTCTAGTCGTGCAGACAGAAGAAGATTATAAGAACGTTGGATTAGACGTTGGTGTGTACTTTGGTGATAGAAAAGACTATAACAAAAAACACACAATCTGCACATGGCAAAGTCTAAACAATTTACTCAAAGATACACAAGCAGGTGAAGCAGACTTCACTATACAAGACTTCATTGAAGATGTTGTTTGCGTCATGGTCGATGAAGTACACATGGCCAAAGCTGATGTTATCAAAACGTTATTAACTAGTACGTTTTCTCATGTACCTATTCGCTGGGGATTGACAGGAACTATTCCTAAAGCAATCTATGAAGCACAAGCATTGTATGTTTCAATCGGACAAGTAATCGGTAAATTATCAGCAAAAGAATTACAAGACAAAGGTGTACTTGCACAATGTCACGTTAACATCGTTCAACTAAAAGATGATGTTGAGTTTACAAATTATCAAAGTGAATTGAAATATCTAACTGAGGATAGTAAACGATTAGACACCATCACTGACTTAGTTAATAAAATCTCAGAAAGCGGAAACACGCTAATTCTTGTAGATAGAATTGGTGCAGGAAAAGAACTACAAAAACGTTTGAGTAGCATATTCAGCTTACTCAAAGATGCACCTGATGTTGCATTCGTTTCGGGTGAAATGAAATTAACAGAACGTAAGGAAGAATATGATGAAGTTGCCACAAGCAATAAGAAAGTTATTATTGCGACTTACGGCGTCGCCGCTGTTGGAATTAATATTCCTCGTATCTTTAATTTGGTACTGCTGGAGCCTGGCAAATCGTTTGTCAGAGTTATTCAGTCAATAGGTCGTGGCATTCGTAAAGCAGAGGACAAAGACTTTGTTCAGATTTGGGACATTACAAGTAACTGCAAGTTTGCAAAACGCCATCTAACACAAAGAAAAGCATTCTATAAAGAAGCTAACTATCCATTTGACTTGGAAAAACTTACCTATAAATGATATAATAAATTATGCGTATATTAACATTAGAAAATAAATTTTACAATCTTGAAACACTACCCGAAGAGATTGATGACTTGCGATTTGCTATTTTAGATAATAGCAATCCATCGAATGTAGACTATCACTATATTCCATTAATCTTTTTAGAATCATTCAGTGCTCCTGCACTAGTGTTAAAGATCGGTGCCCATACAGTTAAGATGCCAGTTGATTGGCAGATATTGATTGGTGAAAAAGAACACGGTGACTTGGAAACATTACCGTTGACTAGTATCAATGATAGAGGATTTAATGCATTTGAGTTTAATCCATTGAGTAGTTTTAGTCCTAGTTTCTTACCTATTGAAATTATTGATATCTATCACGATGTAACTTGGTACGCACCTCGATTGAAGAACGGACAGTTTTTGTGTGTACCGATTGAAGATGGCGAAAAACCAAAGTGTGTTTATTTTGTAAAAGAAATTAGTAGAAATTGTGAAATCGTAGACTATCAACAGGCATTCTAATGGCAACAAAGAAACCAGCAACACCCACTGATGAAAAATTAGATAAGCAAGACTTAGACTTGTTTGAAGTACTTGCCGCACTAGATAAAAAAGACTATGGGTTCTATGATAAATTATCTGACGAACAACAAAAGAAGTTTGTACCGTATATGATGTTGTTGTGGATGAGCGCAATTAAGGGTAGTGAAGGATTGTCACGTTATTACATCATGTCTACAGCAGAATATGCTAACAAACATTTTTTCAATGAGAAAGTACAGAATCATCCTAAATTACAATGGCTGATGTTGTGTGCGGCATCACCGGGTTTAGGAAAACAGTTTCATCAATGGATCCCTCAAATCAAAGAAAAAGTTTCTAAACTACAAGAGCCTGCAAAAATCAAAGATATCAAAGAGTATTATAAAAAGATTTATCCCAAAGCAAATACAAATGACATTGATGACGTTGCTAACGCATTCGTTCAGGAAAATAAAAAGAAATATTATCTAGCACAAATTTTCCCAACAATGAAACGTGCGGACATTGATGTATTAAGTGACTTAGTAACCGACAAAGATATAGAACAGTATGAAAGAGACCGCGGCAATTGATAAGCCAGTGAAGTATGGATGCGAATTTTGCAAACGTGAATTTGCACGTGAAAGCACGGTCTTAAAGCACATATGTGAATATAAACATCGTTGGATTGAAAGAGACAAGCAAGGCAATCGATTGGGATTTCAATCATGGTTGCAATTCTATAAAAAGAATTCAGCAAGCAAAAAACAAAAGACATACGAAGAATTCATAAAAAGCGCCTACTACATTGCATTTGTTAAATTTGGAAGTTATTGTGTCAATGTCAATGCACTGAATGTTAGTAGATTCGTTGATTGGTTATTAAAGAATCAAATCAAAATTGACAGCTGGTGTCAAGATAGTATCTACACAAAGTACTTGATTGAATATCTGCGAACTGAAGATGCGTTTGACGCTATTGCCCGAAGTATAGAAACATGCATCGAAAAATCAACCGAAGAAGGTATCCAAACATGTGATTATTTGAGATATGGAAACTCAAATAAGATTTGTTATGCAATCACAACGGGTAAAATATCCCCATGGATGTTATATTGTAGTGATAGCGGTGTCCGTTTTTTAGAGACATTAAATCAACCCCAAGTTAAAATGATATCTGATTATATAAATCCTGAACAATGGGCATTGAAGTTTCACCGTGACACAAACCTTAAACAACAAATCAGAGAAACCCTCAAACTGGCGGGGTACTAGAGTACGCATACCCTGGAAGAAGGGTGATACTATTAGTGATTGGGATGAAACCTGCATTTGGGCAATGGAACATTACGGCGTGCCTGGTACATATTATACGACACACCCAACTGAAGATTACATGGACTTTTATTTCTTAAAAGAAGAAGATGCAATTCGTTTTAGTTTGAGGTGGCTATGAGAGAACCTTATTTTGTTAGAGAAAGATTTATCGTTCCTGTAGGCAGACCATGGCATGATCCTTGGCCCAAGTATTTTAATGACTTCTGGAACACTTGTTCTATTACTGCTAGATTGAATGGTTGGATGCCTATTACTGTTGCAAATCGTGAACTTAAACCATTAGGTGGTAAACTGATTCAAACTAGCACACAAGGTTGGTACTTGCGGTGGGACAATGAAGAAAGTCATACATTTTTTGTATTGAAGTGGTCATAATGGATAATACATCAGTGAAAAATTTGATTGAGAGATCGTTTGACGGTTATTGGCAAAATGATACCTACTGGCCCTATCAGATGGAAATCAAATCCTGGTATGATATTGGTAACGCCGAGCGATTCTGTTACACAAACTTCAAAAGTAAAAATTGGAGAAATGTTACTCGTTACTTTGCTTTTAAGCGCAAACAAGATTATGAATGGTTTTTGTTGAGGTGGGCATGAAATCTTGTGACTTACAACTAATATTGGCACGAGCCGTGGAAAGTATAGGACAACCGTCACCTAATCATTATTGGTCAGTTCTCCCAGAAGCAAAAGTAGTCACAGGCAATCCTGTATATGATGCACAACTTCATCATGTGTTGGTCGAATACGGGGTAGAAGTAAAGTTAGACAAAGATTACAATATGAAAGATTATCGTGTAGTTGATGAACAAAAGTTCGTAATGTTCTTGCTGAGGTGGCAATAAATGGAATATTTTTACGGTGGCGGTGGTAACAATCGCCCAGTTTTTACATACAGATTCAAAGTAAAAAAGTGTACCACTGAGATGTACCAATGGGCAGAAGCCTATCCAGAGAAAGGTCCATTCAGTCGTTGGCATGTTGAGTGGCAAAGTGTTTACAGTAAAATGGATAGACCAATAGACTATGATGTGGTTCAGTTTGAACACAGTGAATCCGCTAAAGTATTCAGAATAGCATTTGCAGGTGAGTATGAAGAAATCACTATGAAAGAATATAGATGAACAAGTACGATTACTGGCACTTGTTAAGAATTCTTAAAACAGAATACGACAAGCAGTATACTGGTTACTATGAACCGTCATACACAGGGTTCAGCGATAGTTTTGACAAGTACATTGAGAACAATTATGGAATAAAAATGTGGATTCATAATGACGGTAAGATTGATGGTACTTTTGAAATTTTAGACGAAGGTAAGTATACGTGGTGCATACTTAAACACAAATGAAAATACTTTGGAACAGAAGCATCGGAGACAACATGAGTTTTAATGGAATTGGAAGACATATACCTGCAGGATTTAACCCTATGGAATACACAATTATAGAAGGTGGCGCAGATTGCTATCCTTGGACAGAGTACTTTGCTTTTTTACCTAGAAAGACAGTCACGGGTAAACGCATCTTCTGGGAGAAAGCATACAAAAGAAAAGTATGGGTAGTGTGGGGCACAGGCTTTCATATGGAGCCTGAAACACAATATGCAACAGCATTTGATTTATTAGTTTATGAAAATACTAAGACTTAAAGCACGTTGGCGCCGATATCTTGCTCACCGAAAGTTAGCAAAGAGTGGCTACCTTACATGGCGAAGCTATAGACACAATCGTGATCCTGATGTTGTCCGCTATGCTGATAAGGTAAGTGACTTCTATTCTAAGTACAAATATGTGTTTAGATGTGATACCACACATTATGCTTATCAATGTATAGCTGATTGGGGACCCGGCGGACTTAGATTTGGTTACGAAGATATGCGAGATTGGTGTGAACTTAAATGTAGATTCAAGTATCGCATGGATATTAATAGAGTATATCGTCAAACTGGAATAGGCATAGACGGTGATACCCACGAAGATTGGTGGTTCAATGATATTGGTGGTAGTGACTTTGTTTACTTTGCTTTTATGAATGAGCAAGACTATATCATGTTCAAGTTGAGGTGGAGTTAATGTTAGAATCAATAAACAGAGTGTTAAAGATGATGGGTGGCAATCTTCAGAAAGAGGTTACTGAAAAATTTACCAAGCCCGGTGACCCATCTAGCCCCTTTAAAGTAGAAAACGGTCAAGTTTCATTCAAGCCTTACTTAATCGTTGAGAATCAAAACGAAACTGTGTTATACCCTCATAACTGCATAGCAATTGATGTTAGACCAAGTGTTGAATCGTGGATACTTACACAACCACCGCATTTGTGGAAGTATGCAGAAGAAACAGAGGGTTGTCATTTTGCTATGACACGATTTTTAGTAAACGAAGAATTATTTACCTGGATGACATTAAGATGGGTATGAGAAAAACACTAGAAGAAGAAATGATGGATGAGATTGGCAAACAAATTGCCAAAGAAATTGATGAAGGAATCATAGCAACTATGTTAATTGAAACCGGTTGGACACCTGTAAAATTTTATTTTAAGAATGGTCCTCAAGCGACTGATATACAGATTTGGTTAGCTGGGACATGTACCGGTGACTATCGTAGATTAGGTAGTGACTATGTGTTTGAAAATAAACAAGACGCTGAGTGGTTTATTCTACGATGGGTTTGATATGACTAACATTCCTAAATCATTTCAAGATTATGATGACGATGGCCCAGAAATGGAATTTCGTAAGAAACGCTGGGATTACTGGAGTGCATTAAAAAAAGTTCGCATAGAGTACATGGAATCACTGAATGACCTTGCTGGACAATTTGATGCATTTGAGTTTGAAGATTACATTGAAGCAAACTATGGTATAAAGATGAACATAGTAGACGGCAATATAACTGATGGATATAAAATTATGGACGAGAAAAAATATATTATTTTTTTATTGAGATTCACATGACGATAATTGACAAAGCATTATTAATTGATGAAGGGCGAGTTTACGGAGCAAGATATTTTACTGTGCAACCTGAATTTGTTGCAGATGTTCCAACTTGGTTTAAAACAGAATGGGATGAAATGGTAGAATGGTGTGAGACAACATATGGACCCCGACCTGAAGGCGGTGTGTTTGTTCCCGGTGGTCGATGGTATATAAATAATTCTAGGTTTTGGTTTCGTGAACAAAAAGATATGGAATGGTTTATTTTGCGATGGGCATGAGAATTCATAACGTAATCTACAATAAAAATTGGGTTGATATGAAGCCAGGTTGGTATGAACTACGTGTGCATTTTCCTATAGAAAAAGAAGATGAAGTGTGTTCAGAATTTATTATTTGGTTATATGAAGCGATTGACAATTGTGAACGTCATGCACTATGGGAAATCGAAGAGGGCATGATTAAATCAAAATTTAGACACGAGCGTGATTATTTACTAGCCGCACTAAGATGGGGAGGATAAGTGGCGGTCACAATTAAAATCAAACAACTATACGGTGAACACGAAAACTGGCTTGCTAAGAATGTAGGCCCGAGACTTCACTACCTTCACAACTCAATCGGCGGAGAAGGTTGGATTGCTAAGAAAGGCACAGAAGAAGTAGAAATGGAAGGGCACGGCGTGACTTATAGGGGCCACGTGACAGTTTGGAACCTTACGTTCCAAGAAGATAAGTATGCTACTTGGTTTAGGATAATGTTTCCAGAATGAAAGAAGTCAAAATAGTAGATTGGCTTCCTAGTGAAGTCTTAGATATTGTCAGAGAACTACGAAGTCAAGGGTATGTTCAGGGTATAGACTTTGACTTTGAATATCACAAGCCCAAATACGATGACTGGTCAGGTGATGCAGTGTATAATCGACATACAATATTCAAGTTTTACAAAGAAGAATTGGCGACATGGTTCGCATTGAGGTATCAATAATGGCATTAGGAACAAGCACAGGAACATTCGCCCCGTTACAACAATATGGTCAACAAGAAGACCGTAGCGGTGTAGAACGGGACACACGCAATGGTCACGTGTTATATAAAATTGATTTAAACTTTCGTAAAATTAATGAAATGGAACATATCAAGTGGTGTCGCAGAAATTTAGGTGAGCGACACAGTGGATGGGATTTTTGGTTAGCAGGCGGTATATTGTACGTTGAAGTCTGGGGCGATAAAGCAAAGTTTACTTATGAAATGTGGAAAAACTGACCTCTGTGAATTAGAAATAATCAAAGGCAAGTACAAAGTTACTTGGAACAACCACATCACTGGCTTAGATGTATATTCTGAAAAGTTGTATGTGTTAGTTGAAATGATTGCTAACGATTCTAAGAGTTGGGAAATAGGAATCGTATTAACAAACGGTTATGTGTTGTGGTTGAGTTCTACATTGTTAGCAACATCAACTTCACAAGATTTGATGGAATGCATTCGTAGAAGTGGTGATATAAAAGATCCCAGAGAAGTTTTAGGTGCAGTGTTTGACAACATGGATGATGTTGAAACATTCACCGATAGGTTAGAGAAAAAGTATATTGTACACGTATTAAAACAATGAGCAGTTTCACACACAAAACAGAACGTTATTATGGAAGTAAAAAAAACATCCATACTATTTCTTGGAAAGGTAAGGGAGAAGTAGATGCATCTGAAATATACAACTGGTGTGTTGAAACATTTGGTAAGTCCGGATACAGAGAAGAAACAGGTGACAATCGTTGGATTGACAATACAGAAATGGGAGAGATTGTCTTATGCAACGATGCAGATTTAACATTATTTTTACTACGCTGGGAATAAAATGGCAAATGATATTATGATTGACATTGAGAGTTTGAACACAACACCTGATTGTGTTATTCTTTCTATTGGTGCAGTTAGATTTGATCCTAAAGGTTCAGGTGTTGTAGAACGACTTGAGTTAAAACCTACAGTAGAGGATCAAACTGAGATATATAATAGGAGCATAAATGAAGATACATTACGGTGGTGGAGCGAACAAAACCCGGCTGCCCTCGAAGAAGCATTCAGTGAAGAAGGTAGAATCCCGTTTAAAGAGTGCATGGAGACCCTTTATAAGTTTTGTTGGAATCGCCGTGCTGTCTGGTCTAATGGCGCTCCATTTGACCTTATCGTTATGGAGCATGCCTGGAGACAGGTTAGTGATAAACCCAACCCTATCCCCTGGCCCTTCTGGTCAATGCGAGACACAAGAACATTGTACGAAGTTACTCAAGTAAGTTTAAAAGACGGTGGTCATTCAACTAGTCACAAAGCTGTGGAAGATGCTGAACGACAAGCGATTGTTGTACAACAGGGATATATGAAATTAATGAAAGCAGGATTGGTAACACCAAGATGAGAATAGATTCAGACGTAGATATTGACTTTGGCAATCGTGATGAATTATTGAAACTAATTCAACACACACGTGCGGCAATGCGTAATGTTAAACCTATTCGTCATCATGCTACGGGTGTTTACATTACTGATGTACCATATGATCCTGCAACTGACATGGCTAGTATCGATTATGTTGAGGCAGAAAAGCGTGGCTATTTCAAATTAGACTTACTGAATGTTCATGTTTATGAAAACGTAAAAGATGAACAACACTTACATTCATTAATGCGTGATCCAGATTGGTCTAAACTCAATGATAAAGATTTTGTAGAGAAGCTAATTCACTTAAATAATCAATACTATAACTTAGAAAAAATGCCCGAACCAATCGATAGCATACCCAGACTAGCTATGTTTTTAGCAATCATTCGTCCAGGTAAAAAGCATTTGATAGGTCAATCATGGTCTGACATTTCTAAAACAGTATGGGATAAGGGCACAGACGGCTACACATTCAAACGTAGTCACGCAGTTGCCTATGCACATCTTGTCGTAGTGCATATGAATTTACTAGGAGAATCAACATGAATTCAGCAGACATGGCAACCAATTTAATTTTCAGAGCTAAAAATTTACAGGAATTTATCATAGAAGTAGAAGTCCCTGATAGTTTCAGATTCAACGGATCGATTCCGTTTGATATGGAAATTGTTGGAAGTATTATGAAGGCAAAAGTCTGGGCTATTGACTTTAACGAAGCCGTTGAAAGATTTGACAAATATCTGTCAGAGAATACAGATTTTTAAGGTAGTCTTTTTACTAATGTGATAGAGCGGCGCTTAGACCTGCGTTTGTTTAATTCAGCCATACTACAAACAGGTCCGTGTACGATAACTAAACTTTTGTTATTGAATGTTCTTAGATAGGGCCTAAACAGGGCCCATTCTTCCTTTAGAAATAAGTTAATAGGAATAAGTCTATTACTTTCCCACCACCAAACATCACCTAATTCTAGGAATTTTTCTTTTATCAAGGGATCAATTATAGATCCATAATCATATATAGTGGTAACCATGTCATCACGGTTTTGAACTATCCCAACGTAATCTTGGTTGGCATATGAACATACTGTGATGAAGGGGTGGTTTTCGCTGAGTTTCTTAAAAAATTCGTTTTGTATCATTGTACTCAAAAGTCAATATATTTAGTATCGGGCAAACCAAACACAAAAAGTTTATAAAGCTAAATACATTATCAGGAGCCTACATTTGTGTATTCAACCGCAGTTTTTAATTACTTTCAGCGAAATATTGTCGTACTATTGTCAGGCAATTCACCAAGGAGATATATGCCAGTCTACGCCAAACCTTTAACCCTACATAAGGGAGTTGACAACCAGATTCAATTCCAGTTCTTAAACCAAGAGCAAAAACCTGTTGATATTACAGGGAAAGAAATCACGTGTAGAATTATCAACAGTGAGGGTAACGAAGTATTGTTACAAAAGGCACTGACTCTACAATTACCCGCAACTGGTATTTGTGCATTGTTTGTAAATCCAGCTGAACTCGAAGATATTGACGCACAAAAAGCATACTATTCATTAGAGATTCCAGTTGGGCAATTTGATTATCCTGTTTTCGTGGATCAGAATGCAGGCGCTCGTGGTGACATGAATATTGTTAATTCAGTGTTGCCTAGCTTTGTTCCTAGCTATCCAGTAACAATACCAACTGGTCAGCAATTCCCGAATACAAACAACGCAAACACATCTAACCATATCTATTACACTAGTGTAATCACTACAAATGATAATCCAATATTGACTATCCAAACTCACTATACGGAATATTATGGAAACGTAGTCATTGAAGGTTCTACTGTAGTTGACGCTGACTGGTACCCAATCACAACAGAAGTTGATTTAGCAAACGTCACTGAAACCAAAGGTTACACAATCCGTGGATACCATCCTTATATCAGAATGCAATTCACAAGCAATGCAGGTGCAGTTACAAACATATTGGCAAGATAAATCAACCACAATAGTTGATTTTCTGTAAGCAAAACGTTATACTGTCATAGTGTTTGATATCCTATCTATAATACCCGGTAAGAAAAAACAAACGTCAAGTGGTTGGACAAGTTTCAACGCAGTTTGTTGCAACCACTTCGGGCATAGATCCGATAAGCGTATGCGAGGTGGTATCAAATTTGATGGACACAACTGGACAATGCATTGTTTCAATTGTGGTTTCAAGTGCAATTTCACACTAGGTCGTAGTATCAATTCAAAAACACGCAACTTATTAGTGTGGTGCGGAATCGATGAACAGCAAGTACAAAGATGGAGTTTAGAAAGTTTACAACACAAAGACTTACTGGACTTCACTCAACCTAAAAAGAAAATCAAAATAAAATTTGACGAACACGAGTTACCTGAAGGTGAACTTGTTGACCAAAACAACACAGAACACAAAGTATACGTAGACTATCTGCACAAACGCAAGATAGATACTAGTGAATATCCCTTCTTAATCACACCGCATGAAAAAGGTAGAATGGCAAACCGTGTCATTATACCATACACATATAAGAATAAAATCGTAGGACATACGAGTAGATTCTTAGACAACAAAATTCCAAAATACATTAATGAGCAACAACAGGGATATGTATTCAATATCGATATTCAAAAACCCGAATGGCAATTTTGTATTTTAACAGAAGGTATATTTGACGCATTGAGTATTGACGGCGTAGCAGTGATGCACGATGACATAAGCTCGGATCAAGCGTTATTGTTGGGAACGTTGAATAAACAAATTATTGTAGTACCCGATCGTGATGCTACGGGAATGAAAATGTGTGATAGGGCACTAGAACTAGGCTACCAAGTTAGCTTGCCGAATTGGGATAATGATGTGAAGGATGTGAACGATGCGGTAGTTAAATATGGCAAACTACCTACCCTACTAAGTATCATACAGAATGCAACTAATAGTAAAATAAAGATAGAAATGCAGAGGAAGAAAATTGGTAAACAAAACGGATTCTAAACAAATAGAATATACACCGGACGTACAAAAATTATTTTTGAGAATGATGTTGTCTGACGCTGAGTTATATACTCGGGTTATGAACATTATGAACAGTGAGAATTTTGACAAGTCACTTAGACCAGTGGCTGAAATGTACAAAGAACATACAGACAAATACAAAGTATTGCCTGATCGCACTCAGATTCAAGCGATGACAGGTGTTGACATTGAACCGATACCTGAATTGAATGAAGGACACAACGAGTGGTTCTTAGATGCGTTTGAAGCATTCACTAAAAGACAAGAATTAGAACGTGCTATTCTTAAAGCCGCTGATATGCTTGAGAAGGGTGAGTTCGCACCAGTTGAAAAACTAATCAAGGACGCAGTACAGATTAGTCTACAGAAAGACATGGGTACTGATTACTTTGCTGATCCTAAGGCACGTATCAACAAATACTTTAATGCAGGTGGACAAGTATCTACTGGCTGGCCCCAAATGGATAAGATTCTCTATGGTGGTATGAGCCGTGGTGAATTGAACATCTTTGCAGGTGGCTCAGGTTCAGGTAAGTCACTTGTTATGATGAACTTAGCATTGAATTGGTTGCAAGTTGGAATGAGTGGTGTTTACATCACACTAGAACTTTCAGAAGAACTAACAAGTTTGCGTACTGATGCTATGTTGACTAATCAAGGAACTAAATCAATTCGCAAAGACATTGATTCAACACACTTGAAAGTTAAGATGGTTTCAAAACATGCAGGTAAATATCGTGTCAAAGCATTACCTGCTCAGAGTAACGTCAATGACATTCGTAGTTACTTAAAAGAAGTACAGATTCAAACAGGTATCAAAGTTGACTTTGTGATGGTCGATTACTTAGACTTGGTCATGCCAGTTTCTGTGAAAGTTAATCCTAACGACCAGTTTATCAAAGACAAGTATGTAGCAGAAGAATTGCGTAACTTAGCTAAAGAACTAGGAATATTGTTAGTAACTGCATCACAGTTAAATCGTTCAGCCGTCGATGAAATCGAATTCGACCACAGTCACATTGCTGGTGGTATTAGTAAGATTAACACAGCAGATAACGTGTTCGGTATCTTTACAAGCCGTCACATGCGGGAGAAGGGTAAGTATCAAATTCAATGTATGAAATCACGTAGTTCAACGGGCGTGGGTATGAAGATTGACTTGGACTATGATATTGAAACTATGCGAATTTCTGATAGCGATCCGGACGGATATGCTGAACAACAAGCAAAATATAAACCCAGTCCAAGCCCTAACGACATTATGAGTAGAATTAAACCCCAGTCAACTATAGACGAATCTACCGGAGAAATAATGCCGGAACCATTGAGCAAAAATGTCGTAGTTGACGTACAGAGCACTAAGCTCAAATCACTATTGAATTCCTTAAAGAAATAATTATTCTGGAAATAGCATAAATACTTGTAGGATAATTATATGCAAAAACAAACTCGCTCCCTTTTGCAGGAATTAGAAGCACTCGGAAATAACCGTGATACGGGACATGTTATTGAGAGTAGGGCTAGCAATATCATTGCTAGTGCAATACACCTATTGGAGATGATTAATCGTCATTATCCAGCCGAAAAAGCTCAAATTCTTGAAAAGAAACTTTTAAGCGCCATTAAAAGCAGAGACCAACAAAGATTTGCAAAATCTTTAAGGAAAAATCGTGAAACTGAATGAATTTAAAGAATTACAAGAACTAGACTTAAGCCATGTTATAGGTAGCTTCGGAGCCGCTGGCACACAGCAAGTCGGAAATAGATTGTTAGGTAGAGGCGAGGGCCAGTTATCAGTCAAAGATAAAATGGCTAAGAATACGTATATCAGCGATTTCGTAGGCAGAGCATCAACCGATTTAGCAAGCGCAATTGAAAGTGGTCTAGTTGACATGGGAAGTAATGCCCAGCCCACACCCCCTGTTCAACAGCAACAGACACCGTCACCCGCACCTACTGTAACACCGAGCGAGCCTAATAACGTATCAGGTCAACTAACACCTGCACAAATCAGACAACAAAAGCAAGCACTGGCCGCAAAAAATGCACAAGCGCAAATGAAGCCTGTTAATAAAGTTGCCCCTACACAACCTACACAATTAACGCCGGCGCAAATTAGACAGCAAAAGCAAGCGGCAGCTACTCAAACTGCACAACAACAAATGGCTCCCGTCAGTAAATTACCTGCAAATCAGCCAGCTATACAAGCACAGAATATTCGTCAACAAAAGCAAGCGGCTGCTACAGCGGCAGCAAATCAGCAGGCTGCACCGTTTAGTAAAGTTGCAACTGCCCCTGCTGTATGGAAGAATAACAGAAAACCAAATACACCAGCACAAACAAAACCTGTATTCAAAGAGAATACGTTTTCTAAATTAAACGTTATTTTTGAATCTATCTTAAGAATAGATGAGGCAGACGCTACAGCACCTACAGCACCTACAAAGCCCTCCATCAGTTCATACGTTCAATCATTCTTTAAAAAATACATGAAGAATGTAAATCTCAACAGACCTGACATTCAAGCACAAATCAAGTCATTAGCAGACGCAGTTCAAGCTACATACAAACAAGATAAAGGTAAAGCCGCATTCACTAAATTAGCTAATCTAGGTTATGCTCTTTCTTATTCTGATACAGCTGGTCAACAAGATGCTACAACAGAACCACATCAACAGTCACAGGGTGGATTAGCGAGTGCATTTGCAAAGGGTGCTGGATTAACAAACACACCTACTGATACAACTACCCCTACAAGTGATACTGCAACAACAACACCAACTACAACACCATCAGCAGTAACAACTCCGGCGCAAGCGAAGGAAAAAGAAAAATCAGTTTACATGCAAGTGAAAGACTTGCTAAGTAAACTAGATAAAAAGGGTAAACAACGAATTCTTGCGGCATTAGAGAAACAATTACCGACTGCTACAGCGGCAGAACCAGCTAGCGAACCAAGCGCAATGGCTAACATGGCAAGACAATTATCAGCACGTGGTCAGACGAGCACCGGTGGCACACAAGTTGCAACAGGCCGAGGAATGAGGCATATAGCAAGTCCTACTAATCCTAACCAAGCATCAAATATAGATGCTAAACTTGCTAAAGCTAGCAAGCGTCCTGCAAGAGTTAAGGCTCCTGTAGCGCAATAAATGCTAAGTTTTAACGATAAAAATCTCGGTTTTGGATAGTCAAACCGAGATTTTTTTATGCCAGGCATAAATAAGTATATGAAGCAGTAGGCTTCAACATATTAAGGATTTTATATCATGGCACAATTTACACGTACAAATGGTGATTACTTACCACTAATTAACTACGATAGTTTCGCATACACAAACAGCGGTGTTAACGCAGTTACATCTGGCGCTACAGTTCAACCACAAGGTCCAAAATTGGACTTCTTCACAATCACTTTCACAGGTGCATTGACAACAACTCAGTTGAACACAGCAGTTCAAACTATTCAGCAATTAGCTACAATCTATATGTATGAATACACAGATACAACAGACGACACATTAGCTATTGCTGTTTATCCAACAGGCGCATGGACAACTACAACTTTAGACACTGCTTTGACAGCGGCTGTTGAAGCTGTAACTGTAGCGGCTTCTGCTACATTCACAGGTTAATTATAACTTAACTAAAAGAACCCGAGAATTTCTCGGGTTTTTTTACCTCTATTAAATAGTAGTATGAGCTACAGAATTACTTGCTATACTCTTTTTGATATTACGCAAACAAACGTGCTCAACCGTCACCGCCCTGAAGAGGGACAAAATGTAGAACAGTGGCTACATAGACGCAATACGCAATGCAACTTTGACACGATTTTACAGGCTATTTCATTAAGAAGTCAGCCTGATGTTATTAGAAAGCCTGAACGTAAAGACATTCGTTTTGACGAATTCACTGAGTTTGGATTCTTGTTTGAACAAGAAGATGATAACACATACCCCTGCTGGTCATTTGATTTTGAAGTACAGCACCATAGTGTATTCTACGATGGTGTTAGTGAGTTGGGCGCATTGTATAGAGACTGTGACCAAATACCCATGGTCAAGTGTTCTACTACATGGGATAAATTACCAGCAGTGCTTGATGCGTCCGACGAATTAAGGAATATATATTTTGAAATATCGAAAAATGTTTGACCCTAAAATTTTCACTAGATTTGAAAGAACAATAGGCCAAAAAACTATTACGGTCCTGCAAGACTTGTCAGTGCTTAAAAACGATGACGGGTCGTATTGTTTATTCAACAAGTATACCATCATGCGTGTGGGAGATATGTACGAAGTAACAGGGGACTCTATCATTAACAAATTGCTATTCTACACTTTAAAAAATGCTGTAGCTTGGTGCACCTTTGACAAGCGTGTGGTAATGCATGCCTGCAAACGTATTTTAGAACTGGATAGAAATTTGGCCTGTATTGACACTGATATCGCACAGCATCAAAGAATGGCTAAAAGTGCTAAATCCCCTGATGACGAATTGATTTATCTAGCTAAATTGGGCGAAGATAAGCTGAAACGTAAACGAATGTTGGGGGAATTGGGGAGTTATGTGCAGGACTCTAGAAATTGGCAACTCAACAGGTTAAGCGCAAAACCCTAATAATAATAACGAAAATGATAAATACTTTATACATTTGTCTGGAACAAAAATTATGAAACTAAACGAACTCGACTATACCCCTCGCTCAATTGCTAGCAAAGCTCTAAAAGAGAATTATGAACAGTCTTTCAATGTTGAAAGAATGAACATGTCCTCAACTAGAAGTATGCTACAAAAAGTACGTGGTCTAATCAAAGAATCAAAGCAATCTGCTGATTTCCATCAAAAGCAGACAAGCCAACCATACATGAAACTAGTGTTCATGGAACAAGCATTGTCACATCACTATAACGAATTGCGTTCACGTCCTCAAACACGTATCGTTATTGAGAATGAAGAAGTTGAAAAGTCACAAGTTGTTTTAGCCGCACAAGACTTAGTTGATAGCGTTCAAAAAATGCTAGAAGAAGTAGGTCAAATGCAAGTTAAAGAATTACCTGCATTAGTGTCAAGCATTGAATCTGAAATCGGCGCAAATGAAAGTCAACAATACGACCAACAAGTATCTGCACAATTAGATGCTTTAAGTGCGGCATTGAAAGAAGCATTTGCTGGAATGAAAGAAGCATTAGGTACTGTTACAGGTCAAGCTGGTGCTGGATTCGAAGCTGGTGCTGAGTTAGGTGCTGACATGGGAATGGATGCAGGCTTAGATGCTGGTTTAGAAGCTGGTGCTGAGTTAGGTGCTGACGAAGAATTAGGCGCTGAAGAAATGGCTGAGCCAGAAGAAATGCCCGAGCCAACAGCTGGTGGCGGAGTAGGCAGAGCAAAACGTTAATATGCGTTTATTCGAACTAGAAGATCCATTAAGAGTCCGACTAGTCGCTGTTACTAATCAAATAAAAGATGATATTGATAAGGGACAGGGCAAGTCGGATTGGACCATGGATGAGTTCTTATCGTACTTACAAGATCAAGGCATCAACCTTAGTGAAGATGACTTGTATGATATGTACAAAAATCCACCATTGAATACTATTATTCAAAACATTGAAGCAGGCAATATTATTTTCAAAGGCCAAGAAACAGGTGGCGGCGAAAATCCTGACGAACAAGAAAGTCAACAAGTCGTACAACAAATGGCAAACAATGCTATGAAGTAATATGATTAGTATCACTGACAACGCAATCAAAAAAGTTCAACAAACAATTGCCAAGAGAGGCAAAGGGCAAGGAATACGAATAGGTGTAAAAACTACAGGCTGTTCGGGATTAGCCTACATTCTTGAATATGTTGACAACCCAAATGAACATGACATAAGAATAGACTGTGATGGTTGCAGTTTATTTGTCGATCCCAAAAGTTGTGCATATATACAAGGGATGATTGTTGATTATGTTCGCAACGGTCTAAATGAAGGATTTGAATTTAAGAATCCAAACGAACGTGACCGTTGTGGATGCGGGGAAAGTTTCAGAGTATAAATTGAAAATAACACACTTAGTTACAGTAGGTTGTAGTTTTACATATTGTCAGGGGTTAGAGAATAAATTAAACAATGGTTGGCCTGCAATCATTGCAAAGACATTGAATGTTCCATTAGTTAATTTAGGATCTCCGGGTGTTGGTAATGACAGCATTCATAGAAAAACATACGAATACTTTTACGAAAATCTCCCAACAAACAGTAACCCATTGTTTATTATTGCTTGGTCTCAGTATTGGAGAAAAGAAGCATGGGTCGTGGAACACTATCGTAACCCATCATTTAAAGATTATGCACCCATTGGATTGAACAAAGATAGACCAGAAAATGACCATGAACGTGCAATCTTATCAGATTGGAATGACTTAGAGTTCACAAGACGCACATATCTGTTGAAATTATCTTTGATGAATTTGTTCTCATCACACAATACTCCATACTTGATGACTGATTATGCACTAGAGATGAATCAAGATATTGTAGCAAACAAATTAGAGATGATGTTTCCTAATCTATATAAAGCAGTACACACCGATCCAAATAAAATTAGAAATTTCTATGAAATTAGTGCTGACTATCCAAAAACAGAATGTGGACACGACGGCGTAGACGGTAACAAAGCTATCGCAGAGTATACATTGAATGAGATACAAAACCGATATAATGAATTTACAAATGAGCAATCATATCTTCCATTATCTACATATATTAGAACTCAAAAATATATGTTGAAATTCCCAGAATGGTGTTCTTTTGAACTAAATTAGTTTATAATACTTACATGTACATTCCAAACAAATTCAAATACGAACCTTTACACCAGATTACAGTTGACGGTAAACGCAGATATGCTACACCCGATGGTGAAAAACTCCCAAGCGTAACAACTATTCTAACAGCTACTCAGCCTATTGAAAAACAGCAAGCACTGAACGAATGGCGCAAACGAGTGGGCTTTAAAAAAGCACAAGAGATTACAACAGAAGCCGCTAGTCGTGGTACTAGAATGCACAAGTTTTTAGAAGATTACATAAAGACAGGTGTACTAAATGAATCAGGAACAAATCCATATTCTATCCAAAGCCATGCTATGGCTAATTCAATTATCAAACAGGGCCTCGATAAATGCTCTGAATTCTGGGGTACTGAAGTCCCCTTATATTTCCCGAATGTTTATGCTGGAACGACTGACTTGGTCGGTGTGCATGATGGCAGTGAATCTATCATGGATCATAAGCAGACTAATAAACCCAAGAAGCGAGAGTGGATTGATGACTATTTTATCCAACTTGCGGCTTACGCAACAGCACATAATGAGCTTCACGGAACGAAAATCCGCAAAGGGGTCATTTTCATGTGTGATCCAAACGCTATCTACCAAGAGTTCATTTTAGAAGGTGCAGAGTTCGATAAATTTCAACAAGAGTGGTATAAACGTATCGAACAATACTACACACAATTCCTATAACATTTAGGACGGAATTATGATAAATAAGTGTAAATCTGTAAAGAATTACACTTATGGCCATTATACAAATCTCGAAACTACAGCAAAGAACCGGTAATCTAGTTGACTTACCACAATTAGATGAAGGTGAATTCGGCTGGGCCAATGATGATAAAAGATTATTCATTGGCAAAACAACACCAAATGAGAACGTTGAGGTATTAACTTCATATTCTCAAATCAGTTTCAGTCAAGTAGACGGAAGTGATGGTGGTAACTTAAACATTTCTAATGCTCAAACCGGGCAGGTATTGACATACGATTCTGTTTTAGATGTATGGACAAATGCAGGTGGCAATGCAAGTCAGCCCGGCAACACTTCATTATATTCAGATACTAATATTCACTTAGGTAACGTTAGTAATGTTAAAATAGGTGGCGGCGCTATTGGTTATATATTAGAAACCGATGGTACAGGAAACTTATCTTGGACACCAAAAGGAACATTATACACTGAAATCATTGCATTATCAAATGCTACACCCATTGTGATGACAGTAAATGCCAATACTCCATACACAAACGACACACTTGTAACAATCACTAGTGCAGACGGGGCAAACGCAAATTCAATCGTTAACGGTCAATCTTTCTATATTCAACTTGCTGTTGATTATGCAACTTCAGGTAACGTTTCACTATACACAGGTACAGGTGGATCAGGTCCCGTAGACGGAACAGATTTGGGTGCATCTACTCCTAACGTAGCTATTGCTACAAGCGTTATTGGTGGTGCTGGCGGCGGCGGTGGCGCAAGTGGAGGCTCTAATACAACAGTTCAATTTAACGATAGTGGTATTAGTAACGGTGTTGCGGCATTCACGTTTAACAAATTAACAACTACACTAGCAATTACTGGTAATGCAAACGTTGCAAATATCAATGCAACTTCTACAGTAGTTTCTCCAGTTCTCATTTCAAACATTGCTACTGGCACTGCCCCATTAACAGTGACAAGTACAACTCGTGTTTCTAATTTAAATGTTGCGTATGCAAACGTAAGTGACTATGGTGTAACAACTACACAGACTACAGGTACATTCTACCCAACATTCGTAAATGCAAATACAACAGGTAATCTTGCATTAGGTTCAAACGCAAACTTATCATTCAATGCGGCTAACGGAAGATTATCTGCAACATTATTAGGTGGCACATTAACTACAGCCGCACAACCAAACATCACTAGTGTCGGCGTACTAACTAGTTTGAGTGTTTCGGGCAATGCAACAGTTGGTAATTTATTAGGTGTGTTTGCTAATGGTACAAGTAACGTATCGATTCCTACGGCTGATGGTAATGTAAACATCAGTGTCGGTGGTGTAGCAAACGTATTGTTAGTTACAACAAATGGTGCTAACGTAAGTAATTTAAATGCTAGTGGAAATATTGTTGCGGCAAACTTAATGGGCCCACATGCAAACGGAACATCTAGTGTAAACATGCCAGCAGCCGGTGGCAACATCAACATGAGCGTAAATGGAAATGCAAACGTTGCTGTTATTACTGGAACAGGTGCAAACATTGCAGGAACATTTAGTGCTAGTGGTAATGCTAACGTAGGCAACTTAGGTACTAGTGGCAAAGTTATTGCAAGCTCATTAGAATCTAACGTAGCAACAGGTACAGCTCCGTTAACTGTTGCAAGTACTACCCGTGTTAATAACTTGAATGTTGCTTATGCAAATGTTAGTGATTTCAATTTAATGTCTGCGCTAACAACCGGTACATATTATCCAACATTTGTAAGTGGAACAGCGGCAGCTAATTACGCATTGGGTTCTAACACTGCATTCAGTGCAAATATTGCTAATGGTTATTTTAGTGCTAATGGTATTACTACAACTAATATTACTACTGGTGCAAATACTACAGCAGGTACATTGACAGGCAATTGGACATTGTCTACTGGTTCTAGAATGCAAGCTACATATGCTGACTTGGCAGAATACTATGAAGCAGATCAAGTGTATGAGCCAGGAACTGTTTTAGAGTTCGGTGGTGAGAAAGAAGTTACTATAGCAGAAGATGGAACAACAAGAGTTGCGGGTGTTGTATCTACAAATCCTGCATATGCAATGAATGCAAAATGTCCAGGTATTGCTGTAGCAATTGCTCTACAAGGACGTGTACCATGTAAAGTTAGAGGTAAAGTACGCAAAGGAGATATTATGGTATCAGCAGGTAATGGATTTGCTAGACCATGGAATAACGCTCAAATCGGTATGGTTATCGGTAAAGCAATTGAAAACTTTGAAGGTATCGAAGGTACCATAGAAATAGCAGTGGGAAGATTATAATAACATGTCATCAACAATTTATACAGCAAACGGAACAAGTCAATTAACATCAGTGGCAACTACTGACAAGGTACGCATAGCCACAACTACTTCTGCAATCGCAGTAGCAGTGGGAAATTCTAGTGTTACTGCTAACTTAACAGCATGTGAAATTATTCCTGCTAATACAGTAGATAATAACTTTTTAGTTGGACAAGGAAACTACATTGCTTATATCAATGTAGCAGGCACGGCAGGTGCATTTAGCGTGACTGGCTTGGGCGCAAATCACCCTAATACCGGTACTGAATAATACCCATTATAGATAAATACACTGTACATTCTCATAGGGAGAATTTATGCAGTACCCACTGCGTAGCGGCTAGAACCCGCAAATAACATTAAGGAAAAACAAATGGGACGTCCTCTAAAAATCGCTAAGGCTCAAGCAGTCTTAACAATCACAGATACCGCAGAAACAGGCGGTGTCGTTACAGTAACAGAAAATTTAACAACTGCTCCAACAGTTGGTGTACTAGCAGGTATGCCATTCGTAGTAGCATCTACAGTTGGTGGTCTAACAGCGAACACAGTATATTATATTCTTGCTATCACTGGCAATCATACATTTACTGTATCTTCTACTCAATTAAGTGTTCAGCCACAAGTTAGCCCAACATTGTCTGACACAACAGGTCAATCAGTTAAAGCAACAGTAGCACCAGTTGACGTATATTTCAACAATCCAGTTAGTGGTGCAGGTTTCCCCGCAACTAACTCCAACACATACTCTATCGTCGGTGGTAACACAGCTATCGTTGGTCCTCAAGTTCTAGCGAACGTTGCATTCGGCGTAGAAGGCCAAGGTCGTGTAATCGCTGATACCGGTAGCAATATCGTTGTTGGTTATGGTACTGACTTTGCTAATATCGCAACTGGCACACACTTGTACGCACACTGGGGAGATGATCCTACTAGCCAACAATTGCTAGGTACAACAACTTCTACGGCAGGTGACTTAACTGTTGCGGTTGCTAACACACAAAACACCGGTAACATCATCGGTACAAGCGGTAACGCTCAAACACTAGTTGAAGGTGGTCCAGTTACATTCAGTGCTAACTTAGGTGGTTTAGTAACAGGAACAACATACTGGGTATTGAACGTTGCTAACGCAAGCGCATTCACTGTTTCTGCTACACCAAACGGTGCAGAAGTTGATTTGTCTAATGCTACCGGTACTCCAGATGCAGTTCAACAACAAGTAGTATTGGCAGCTGTTTCGGCGAACAATGCTACTGGTACTAACGGTACAGGTGATACATTTATCACTGCGTTGCCAGAAGCTGGTTATATCGTTCGTCAGAAGGGTAAGCAGAAGTATCTAGTAACAGGTACAGTAACTGGTTTAACAGGTCCTTGCTACTTAGCTAACGTTGCTAACACAGCATTGACACCAAACACAATGCGTGTATTGGCTACTTACGCTAACTCAGCTACGCAAACTGCTCAGAACTTGTCAGATCACAATGGTCTATTGTTCACTGCTACTTCTGGTCCAGTTGCTACAGGCAATATCGTTTTAGCTAATGCTACCCCAGTAACATTGACATTCAATACTGCTGAGGCTGCGAATACATACGGTGGTCAGCCGTTACCAATCGTAACTATTGCTAGCGCATAATAGTTAAGTATATGGCTGCAATGAACGCTATCAACATTCAACAAGCCGAAACTGAGATTGCGGTCCTTAAGGTCCAAGTTGGCAACATCGAAGAAAAAATCGGTGAGCTAAAAGAAGATGTTAAGGACGTGCATGATGCACTAGAAAAGCATTCGGAAGATCATTCTAAAATGATTAAAGACATGCAAACTTCTAGTACAATAGCGCACAAAGAAATGTCAGATAAAATTTCTAGCTTAGAAAAATGGCGATGGATGATGATGGGGGCAGGTGTTGTACTCGGGGCACTCGGGCACAACGTATGGGGCTCATTACTTAAATAAAAAAAGGGGACTTAGGTCCCCTTTTTTGTTAGTGCTTTTAATTTTTCTTGCACCACATCAAAGTTCACGGTGCTAAATAATCCAGGATGTAATGGTTTAGGATATTGATTGTCACCTACCCATGCATATCCACAATGCTCATCATTTAGTGTAGGTATAAATTCTTCTTCAATCTCACAAAAGAATGTGTGATATGTGAATGAATGATTTATGAATTTTTGAATAGGAACTAGTTTTGCATTTAAAGGAAAGTAACCTATTTCTTCCTCGCATTCTCTAGTGATGCCTTCAAATAGTGTCTCATCGTTTTCTACTTTGCCACCTGGAATCCCCCAGTTGCCTGGGTTTTTCGCATCAGTTCTTAATAGATATAAGAAACGTTCTGTTTTACCGCAATAAAAGAACACTCCTGCAGACGTATTTTTCATAATACTATTCTAACACGATAATGGTTAGATGACAATACTATAGTCACCCTGGTCATACCAACCTTCGTATGACTTCATCCAATTACTATCTGCATAACGATATTGTACGTTTGTCGCCAAATTAGTAACATATTCTAATGTGGCAACTGTGTTAGCTGGATTTGCAGTGCTATCAAAACTCACAAACCATGCACCTTCTGTTGCATCATATTCAATGATATCATTAGCGTGTGCTATTAAACTACCCCATGCTACTGTTGGGTCACCTTCTGAACCGATATCTTCAACAATTAGGTATCTGCGACCATTGATCGGTCCTGGCAACCCTGCATTTGGTCCTGTAACTTGAGGATTAATTACCCCGTCTACTGGGTCTAATGTGTTTTGAGGCAGTGTATCTGGGTCGATGTTATAGATTAACAATCTATCGTCAATTGGGTCTGGTACAATTGTTCCAACAATGTCAGTATCCATGAATGGATTCTGTAACCATATCTGACTAATACCTGGTTTAATAGTGCCATAGACGTTTAATAAACTAGACCAGTATATATCAGTGTTAGGGTTTGCAGGAAGATTCAAATCTTCATTAGGAGGATAGAATGCACTTGCCTGTGGTAACAATTGAAGTGTGTTACCTAGTAACAATACTTTGTATCCATACGGTGTAATCTTTTGACGAGTACCTAATAACAAGTCATCATCTTGAATGTCTTGTAATGCTGAACCCTTGTGAATACTTGCAATAATCTTTTCAATAACACCCATCTTCTTCAACTTAGCCGCTGTAC